GGTAAAAAAACAACAAAGAAAAAAGTTGAACAAAATCCTTTTGCAATTTGTACATCCTCATTAGGTTTAGAAGGTAAAAAGAAAGATGATTATACTAAAGGTGAAGATAAAAAATTTGAAAGATGTGTTCTTGGTGTCAAAAAGTCATTAAAAGAAGGTAAAAATCCATATGAAGTAATTTTGGAACAAAAAATGAGAGAGATTGTTGAAGCAAACATAAGACCAGCAATTACTAAAAAAGATTTAATGAATTTAATGAGAAAAAAAATGACTAAAGAGTCTTCAGAAATGACAGAATCTTCAGGAACTAAAGAGAAGGAAAAAACTAAAGAGAAAGAAAAAACAACAACAAATCCTAGAAAAAATCCTTTCCAACCGGCACCTAATGCTGACCCAAAACCAAAAGGTTCAGGAACTAAGGAGAAAGAAAAAACTAAAGAAAAAGAAAGAACAACAACAAATCCTAGAAAAAATCCTTTTCAACCAGCTCCTAATGCTGAACCAAGACCAAAAGGTGAATTACCAAAATATTTGAATTTTGGTAAAATGAATATTAAATTAAAAGGTGAGTAAGATGAAAAAAGAACAATTAGTAAAAAGATTGGTTAGTCGAATTAATGAGGCACCTATCGGATACGAAGGGCCTGAAAGAATGTCTCCTGATATCCAATCTAAATTTGAAAAAGGTGAAACTCCTCTTTCAGGTAGTAAAGCATTTCCTGAAATTACACCTGAAGGACCGGATAAACCATCTAACTTTGAGCAACTTATTGCTTCACAAAGATTTAAAGAGGTTATCAACAGATTAAAAAGATATACGGGTCTTCAAGATGTTACATCAGAAAATTCGATGATGCAACTTCAAATGATGGTGATGAGCGCTATGCAAGAAATTGCTCAGATTGAATCCGAAAATAAAGAATACTTGGAAGAACTTGCAATTGAAGTTGTTCAAAAAGAATTTGCAATTCCTGAAGGCTCGTTACAATATGATGTAAAGTTGGTTAAACCAAATGATATTGACTCAAGTAAGTTATCACCTAAAGGTGAGGAACCAAGTGATGAAGAAATTGAAGATATGTTTGGTTCTGAAGAAGAACAAGAACAACTTGAAGATTTTATGGATTCATTTGAACAATTTGACTTAGAGAAGGCTAAAAGAAGATTTATTAACTCACTTATCCAAGGGGCAGCTAAACAATCTTCTTATATGTTTGAATTATTAAATAGAGAGTTAAATGCTATTAACCCAAGGTTATTAAATTTGTATGGTGTGTTTATGTCATTTGCGGATTCACTTTATTGGTTAATGCCTGACTCAATGGTTCAAGGTATGGCGGGTGATGGAGAATCTACTTTTGGTATGTCTGAATTGGATGCTAAAACTGACCCACCGACAGTAAAGGCTCGTGGTGTTAACTTACCAATCCTTATTCATGAACTTGCTAAAGGTGTTATGGAAATTGCTGGAACATATGGATTACCAAAAGATAAGACAAGACAAGAGGCTGTAATTAACTCACAAGATACTGTTGTAGGCGAAATTTGGGATATGAGATTAGGTCCAGTTATTTGGCAAAAGTTTCGTGAGTCTTATCCTGATGAGTTATTTGATGACGATAAGAGAAACTTACAACAATATTTCCTTGTTAAGTTTGCTGAACTTACCCCAAACGAATTCTTTGCAATGGCTCGTGAAATTTTATCAGGGTCACCAAAAGGAAAGAAAATGGTAAAAGACATGGTTGATGAAATTGTTGAAGAACTAAAAGGATATGAGTATGAAGACAGTATGAAGAAATACGAAGATGATAGTGACGACGATGATGATGAGGATTTTGACGATTTCTTAAAAGGATTAGGTATCAACTAAAAACTTTAAAACCCTTCAGAGATGAAGGGTTTTCTATTTTATTATAAATTTTATATTTATAGTATATGAGTTTATCTAAAGAAGCCGTTTTAATGGAGTATGCTAAGTGTATGAGGTCAACACCATACGCTCTTAAAACTTATTTACAGACATACGACAACACTGTTTCAAAGTATGTTCCGTTAGAGTTATTCCCTGACCAAATTAGTTTGGTTGAGGATTACGAGAATTATAATGAAAATATTGCACTGAAGTATAGACAAGCCGGAGTATCTACGGTAACTGCCGCTTGGTCATCAAAAAAACTTGTTTTTGCTAAAAAGAATAGTCCTGAAAAAGTTTTGATTATTGCAAATAAGTTGGATACTGCGGTTGAGGTTGCAAATAAAATTAGAGCGTTTACCGACCAATGGCCTAGCTGGGTTGGTGTTGGGTTTTCCGCTGAAAAAAATTCACAAAGACATTTTAAATTAACAAATGGGTGTGAAGTTAAGGCGGTTGCAACATCTAAGGATGCTCTTCGTGGTTACACACCCACAATATTAATATTTGACGAGGCCGCATATATTGAGGCTGATAGTGATTTTTGGGCGGCTTGTATGGCATCCTTATCAACAGGTGGTAAGGTAATAGTTGTATCTACACCAAACGGATATGATGCAATCTATTATGAAATTTATGACCAAGCGTTAAAGGGAATGAATGAATTTAAAATTTCCCCGATGGTTTGGTATAAAGACCCAAGATACGCTAAAGATTTATCATTAATCAATGTTAAAGATGTTATTCATTATTATTTAAATCGCAATGAATATCCAAATGTTGAAATTATTGAATATAACAATAAGGAAAAAAACTTTGATGAAATAAAAGAATTAATTTCTCAGGGATATAAACCAAGTTCTTCTTGGTATGAGTCAATGGTAAAGAAACTTAAATACGATAAACGTAAGGTTAATCAGGAGTTGGAATGTGCGTTTCTTGGTTCAGGTGATAACGTATTTAATTCTGATATGTTGGAAGATTTAAGGGTAAATATGGTTAAAGAACCACCTACAAAGATGATGGGTGGTGGACTATGGATTTGGAAAGAACCTGAAATAGGTAAAAAATATATCATGGGTGTTGACGTATCTCGTGGTGATAGTGAGGACTTCTCAACATTCCAAATTGTCGATTTTGATACAAGAGAACAGGTTGCTGAGTATGTCGGTAAACTTCCTCCTGATACTTTGGCTGAAATATGTTATAAATGGGGTAATATGTATAATGCATTTATTGTTGTGGATATTACTGGTGGTATGGGTGTTACAACATCTTTACGATTGAGAGAGTTGGGTTATAGGAATGTGTATGTTGATGGTGTTGATATCTCAAATAAGTGGCAATACGACCCAAAGGCAACAGAAAAAATACCAGGTATTAATTTTAACGCTAAAAGAGTTCAAATTATTGCAACATTTGAAGAATATTTAAGACATGGATTTAGAATAAACTCAACTCGTTTATTAAATGAAATGAACACATTTATTTATGTGAATGGACGACCTGACCACCAAAAGGGGCAACATGATGACTTGATTATGTCTGTTGCTATGGCTCTTTATGTTGGAGAAACATCATTTACATCACTTAATAAGGTGACAAATCAAACAAAGGCGATGATTGATTCGTGGACTGTTAACACAAATGAATTTAACAGAAGACAATTCATGGACCCTGTAGTTTCATATCAACAAGAAAACTTTAAACGAGAAGCAACAAAAAGTGACTACGAAAACTATTTATGGTTATTCGGGGGACGAAGATAAAATTATGGGAACATCAAATAGAAAAAAAACAAATAAAATATTTACAGGTTCTAAACTTATTGTTGGTGGACAAGGTAATAATGGAGTGTTAAGAAGTAAAAATAGTGGTTTAAATAACATTTTAAAAACTCCTAAATCAGATTCTGATTCTTCAGCACCACCTGAAACAACATAATTTTTTCAAATTATATTCAACAATCTAATTAAAATATTATACTTAAAATATGAGTGAAAATAAACTAACGGTATGGCAAAGGTTATCCCAAACATTTGGACCCAATTCTCTTTTGGGCCAGGATTACCCTACGTACAAATATGATAAGAGTGAGTTGTTAAAAACAACTTCCAAGTCTGAATTCGACAGAGAAAAACTTCAAGCCCAACAAACTTATTATTTAGCAAACCAATGGGGTAGAGTTGAGAATAATCTATACACACAGGCAGTTTTTTATGAACCAACTCGTTTATCGTCTTTTTATGACTACGAGTCAATGGAATTTACCCCTGAAATTGGAGCGGCTTTAGACATTTACGCCGAAGAGTCAACAACAATTAATCAGGATGGTTATATGTTACAAATTTATTCTGAGTCATCAAGAATTAAATCAATTTTAGGAGATTTGTTTAATAACGCTTTAGATATTAATACCAACTTACCTATGTGGATAAGAAACACATGTAAGTATGGTGATAATTTTGTATATCTTAAATTAGACCCTGAAAAAGGTATTATAGGATGTATGCAATTACCAATCATTGAGATTGAACGATTGGAAGCTGGTATGGGAGCACACTCAACAGATTCAACCACCAATCCTGAAAAGAAACATTTGAAATTCAAATGGAAACAAAAGGATTTAGAGTTTAATACTTGGGAAATTGCTCACTTTAGATTACTTGGTGATGATAGAAGACTTCCTTATGGTACTTCTATGTTAGAAAAAGCTCGTCGTATTTGGAAACAATTATTGTTATCTGAAGATGCAATGTTGATTTACAGAACATCAAGAGCACCTGAAAGACGTGTATTTAAAGTATTTGTTGGAAACATGGATGATGCTGATGTTGAACCATATATCCAAAGATTTGCCAATAAGTTTAAGAGAAGTCAAACGGTTGACCATAAGACAGGTAATGTGGATATGAGATTTAATCAAATGGCGGTTGACCAAGATTATTTTGTTCCAGTTAGAGATACTGCACAGGCAAGTCCTATTGAGACATTACCAGGAGCCGCAAACCTATCAGAGATTGCCGACATTGAGTATATCCAAAAGAAATTGTTAACTGCTCTTCGCGTTCCTAAAGCATTTTTAGGTTTTGAAGAAACTGTTGGTGATGGTAAGAACTTATCATTACAAGATATTCGTTTTGCTCGTACTATCAATCGTATTCAAAAGAATATGATTTCTGAATTAAATAAAATTGCAATCATACACCTATTCATTTTAGGTTTTGAAGATGAAATATCAAACTTTACATTAAGTTTAACAAATCCATCAACTCAAGCTGATTTGATGAAAATTGATGTATGGAAAGAAAAAATTCTATTGTATAAAGATATGGTTGCTGACCCTGGTAGTGGTGTTGCCGCAGTGTCTATGTCATGGGCAAAGAAACATATTCTTGGGTTTTCTGATGATGAGATTAAACTTGATTTACAACAACAACGTATTGAAAGAGCTGTGGGTGAAGAACTTAAGAAAACTGCTGAGGTCATTACACATACAGGTATATTTGATAACTTAGATAAGTTATATGGTAAGAAAGAAGGTGAACCAGCTGGAGCACCTACTGAAGGAGGGTCTACAGATACAGGAGGTGGATTAGGAGCACCACCTGATTTAGGAGGAATGGGAGATATGGGAGGAGAATCACCGGCACCACCTGAATCACCATCACCACCCGCAGAAGGGGGTGCATTACCTGAAAACAATGAAAGAAATAAAGAAAATTTAAATATTATTTTAGAAAATACGGGAATGTTAAATGAAGATGATATTATAAATCTAAGTCGAGTACAAGAATCCTTAGGAGAAATGGGTAATCAATTGGATAAACTACTTAAAGGTTGATATTTATATAAAAAAATATAGATATGAGATTCGGATTAATAAAAACATTAGTAGAAAATAAATTAATTGATTCCTTTGTTAAAGGAACTCTTAAAACTGATATGAGACTTTTTGAAAGAAAATTACTTAAAAATAGTGATTTTTGTAAATTAATGTCGATATATGATAATTTAAAAGAAAATAAAGAATTAGATAAAGAAACCGCAACTTATTTGGTTGATGATTTATCTAATGAATTTAGACAAATTAAATTATCTGAGAATACAGTAAGTTTTGTTAAAAGTTGGACTAAAGATATTGTGCTTGAAAACAAATACAAAACAATTGATGAACTATTTTATGGTGACTTACTAAAACCTGAAAAGAAATCAATTGCTAAAAAATCAATTGTTGAGTCTTTAGGTAAAAAACCAATACTTAAGGAAAATAAACCCTCGAATGTCCCAATTAGTTCAATGTTAAAAGTTGCTAATAAGACTGCTGAAAAATATTTAGAAAACTTAACTGAGTCTGAAAGAAATTCTGTAAAAGAAGTTTTATCATCAAATAATGAGAATTTAAAAACAAAATTTACTGAATTAAAAGAAACTGCAATTCAAAAAATTGACACTCTTATTTCTGAATCAGATGAAGAATTATCAAAAGTTTTATTAGAAACAAAAGAAAGACTTACAAATGTAAAACATTCTAAAAAAGAATATATTAAGTTAATGAATTTAACTCAAAATTTATAATTCATTATTTTTTGAATTTTTATAAATAGCATCGTTTAAAATCTGACGTTTTATGTCAGATTTTTTTTTGTAGTTTTTTCTGTTTTGTAACTCTACAATCATTTTAGTTTTTAAAACTTTTGACTTAAAGTTTTTTAAAGATTTTTCTAAATCGTTATTTTTAACGGGAATTATTAACATTTTGACAACTCGGTTTTTGTTGATTATTATTACTTACATAAATAAACGAAGATATGAAAAACTTGTAAATGAAAAAAGGAAAAAGTTGTGTGGTTAGAGGATATAAACAAATAAAATGTTCATATGGTACGGTTGACTCAAAAAATTTAAAATCAATTTATTTAAATATTCAATCTTGGGTCAAACCAAAAACACACGAAGAAAGTTGGAATAGAATTGTATCAGTTTTTAATAAAAATATTAAAACAAATTTAATAGAAATTATCGACAATGAATTATTAAATGAAAAATTTATAGTTGATTTAGATTTAAGAACAAGTGGGATATCTGTTAAAAAAAGGTCTTTCATGAATTTAGAGGTAACATTGTTTTTGAAAAAAGATATTGATTTTAAATCTACTGAGTTAAAAAATTCTATTAAAAATATTATAAATTATATTGAAACAGAATCGTTTAAAAAATCGAATTATTTTAAATTTTACCTTACAAAATCGAGTAAAACAAAAACAATCGATAAAATAGAAAGTATTTAATATTTATCTATAAAAGATAAAATGCAAAATTACAAAATATTAGGTCCAAGAGAAATTGGTAAAGGTATTTTAATTGAGATGGATGCTGGGTATGTTTCCCCAACAGAAAAGAATAATCAAATCTTCCTACAAGAAAGTAAGGATTTTAAAGATTATTCAAAACCATTTGAATTCTACGCCGTTCTACAAAAATACAATACGCCAAATAGAAACGGTAGAACATATCCTGAAAGAATTTTAAAGAGAGAGTCTGAAAATTATATAAAAAATTATATAGGTAAGAAAACTTCTTTATCTGAACTTAATCACCCTGAGTCTTCATTGATAGATTTAGATAGAGTATCACACATGATTACAGAGATGTGGTGGGATGGTAATGTCCTATTAGGTAAACTATTACTTCTAACTTCACCAGGGTTTCATGAGAGAGGTATTGTGTCAACAAAGGGTGACCAAGCGGCAAACCTATTAAGATTAGGTGTAACGTTAGGTATATCATCAAGAGGGGTAGGTTCCTTGAAAAAAGTAGGTGACCAAAATGAAGTACAGGACGATTTTGAATTAATTTGTTTTGACTTAGTATCTTCACCGTCAACACCAGGAGCTTATTTATTTACTGAACCTGATGGTAGATTTGCGTTTGAAGAAAACATTCAAGAAGAAAATGAACTAAAAGCTTCTAGAACAGTTAACAAATCGCTTGATTTAATGGGAAGACTTACCGATTATTTAGGAAAATAAATAATTATGGAAATGGACGAAAAATACTTTGTGGCTAAAATCCAATACGATTTGCCAGATGAAAACACAGGAAAAATTAAAAAAGTAAGAGAAGAAAAACTTGTAAGAGGTTATTCTGTTACCGATGTCGAAGCTAAAGTTACTGAAGCTTACAAATCATTTAGTTATGATTGGAGAATTACTTCAGTAAGTGAAAGTAAAATTGACGAAGTGTTTGAGTAATCACAAAGTTTAAAAAGAATTTAAAAGGGGACGAAAGTCTCCTTTTTCATTTATATACTAAAAAAAATTAATTTTTCTAAACATCTATATATTTATTTAATAAAATAACGCACAAATGGCAGAAAAAAACTTAGTTGAAGAAGCATTAATCCAAATACAAAATTTGGAAGAAGCAATCAATGAAAACGCAAAAGAAATACTTCATTCTACAATGAAAGAAGAAATTAGCGAATTAGTAAAAGAGTCTATGAAAAATGGGGCTGAAGAAGAAGATGAATTTGAAGTTGAAGATGAAATGGTATCTGAAGAAGAATCTGAAGAGGAAGAAGACGAATTAGAATTTGAAGACGAGTCTGAAGAAGACGAATCTGAAGAGGAAGAAGACGAATTTGGAACTGAAGATGACGAAGATTCCGATGAAATGTTTGACATGTCAAATTTATCTGATATAAGTGGTGACGATGAATTCGGTTCTATGGGAATCCAAGATTTATCTGACGAGTCAATGGACACAGTTTTAAAAGCTTTTAAAGAAATGAAACCTACCGACACTTTCGAAATTAAGAAAGATGGTGATTTTATTCATTTGAAAGATGAAGAAGATGAATATCTTATTCAGACTGAATCGGAAGAAGATGAATTTGAAATGGGTGACTTTAATGAAGAAGAAGAAGAAGAAGAAGAAATCGTTTACGAAATCGAAATGGATGATAAAGCTGAAGAAGATGGTGAAACTTACGAGATGTATAGTGAAATGTATTCTGAAGAAGAAGAAGAAGAAGAAAATGAAGAATACATGACAGAATCATCTCAATTAGTTGGATTATCAAAAGGTTTTAAATCAGAAACAAAAGAATCAACTAAAGCTAAAGTTGGAAAAGGTGGTTCAGTTGGGAAACCTAAATTTGATTATAAAAAATCAAAAGGTGGGTTTGACGAAAAGAAAACTTACGTTAATCCTACTAAAGGTACAGGTAAACCTAAGTTTGAATTTAAAGAAGATGACAGTTTTGAAATGCCGTCAAGAACTCCAAAATTATCTAAGGAAGAAGCTAAAGAAGCTTCACGTACTTACGGTATGGGATGGAGAGATGGAGCACTTAAAAAAGGTGCAAGAGCAGGACAAAATCAAGCCCGTCTTTATACTGAATCTATGGTTGAAGAACTTGAAATGTTAAAAGTTAAAAATGAAGAATACAGAAAGGCTCTAAATATGTTTAGAGATAAACTTAACGAAGTTGCTGTATTTAATTCAAATTTAGCATATGCTACAAGATTGTTCACTGAACATTCTACATCAAAGCAAGAAAAAATTAACGTTTTAAGAAGATTTGATTCTGCAGAAACTCTTAAAGAATCTAAAGCTTTATATAGAACAATAAAAGAAGAACTTGGAGGAGAATCCAAAAAGTTCATGACTGAGTCAATCGAAAAAGTAATTGATAAATCTCCACAGTCAGGTTCAGCAGTTAATCTGATTGAATCTAAGACTTACGAGAATCCTCAATTCTTGAGAATGAAAGACATTATGTCAAAAATAATAAAATAAACTTAAAAATAAAAAACCTATAAAATAAATGGGAGCATTATTAGAAAGTGGATTAGTTGGTAACATCGGTCTTAAGCACTTGAAAGTTATCAAAGAAGACACTATAAACAAATGGGACAAATTAGGGTTCCTAGAAGGTCTTAGAGGCCACCTAAAAGAAAATGTTGCACAATTGTATGAAAACCAAGCGTCACATTTGATTAACGAAGCATCATCATCATCAGATTCAGGGTCATTCGAAACTGTGGTATTTCCTATCATCAGACGTGTGTTCTCTAAATTATTGTCTAATGAGATTGTATCTGTACAAGCTATGAACTTACCAATTGGTAAATTGTTCTACTTTATACCTAAGATTCAAGGTTATTCAGGCGGTAGCGCGATTAACGGATTAAATGTTACTTCTGGTGACCACTACCCACCGGTAGGTGGTCCTGGTAACTATCCTGGTGACCCAAATGCAGGTTACACTACTGGTACAGGAACTGCTAACAACCCAACTTACGCAAAAAACCTTTATGATTTATTCTACGAAGGAACTGAGCCAGGTCTTAACCCAGCAGGTTTATTCGATTACTCTAAAGGTCGTTTCATTACTCTTACATCTGCAACTCCAACAGTTGCTTGGTCTGACGGAGCGTTGATTCCATCAGCATACACTACTAACAGTAGTGCTGAATATAGAAAAATTATTGTAGCATTATCAGGTTTTACACAAGCTGGTCTTGGTAAATTAATTGGACCAAACGGTCAAGAACAAGATACTGATGAGTTTTTGTCTAACTTAGTTCTTTATACGGATGTTGCAACAGTTGCAACTAACTTAAACACATCAACATTTACACCACTTTTATTCCGTGTTGTTACTCAAAAATATGGTCAAGGTATTGTAGGGCCAAACTCTACACGTACTCAAGCAGCATTTAACAGTACAACAACAGGTGGCAACGGTGGTTATTTCGATAACGTTTGTAACCAATCTGGTTTCATCTATTTAGAAATTGATACTCAAGTTCCAGCGTGTATCGCATGTGGACAGTCAACTCCTGATGGATATTCTGGAGCTACTTTAATTCCATCAACAACTGCTTGGAGTGGTGCTTCTGCTAATACAAACATCAAGGCTGCTTGGAGACGTTACGAAGAATTAGAATTTGAAGACAAAATTGGTGAAGTTTCTTTTGACCTTGAGTCAGTAACTGTATCTGTTACAGAAAGAAAATTAAGAGCACAATGGTCTCCAGAACTTGCTCAAGACGTTGCGGCATTCCACAACATCGATGCTGAAGCTGAATTAACAGCTTTATTATCTGAACAAGTTGCGGCTGAAATTGACCGTGAAATCTTACGTGACTTACGTAAAGGTGCGGCTTGGACATTACGTTGGGATTACAACGGATGGAAGCGTCTGAACAACCAATCAACTCCTTACACTCAAAAGGACTGGAATCAAACGTTGATTACTGCAATCAACCAAATTTCAGCTCAAATCCACAAGTCTACTTTAAGAGGTGGAGCTAACTGGATTGTTGTATCTTCTGAAATCAGTGCAATCTTTGATGACTTGGAATACTTCCACGTATCAAACGCAGCTCCTGAGCAGGACCAATTCAACATGGGTATCGAGAGAGTTGGTACATTAAGTGGTCGTTATCAAGTATACCGTGACCCATACTTCCCAGCTAACACTGTGTTGATTGGTCATAAAGGTACTTCTTTATTGGACACTGGATATATCTACGCTCCATACGTACCGTTACAATTAACTCCAACAATGTATAACCCGTTCAACTTTACTCCAATCAAGGGTATCATGACAAGATACGCGAAGAAGATGGTCAACAACCGCTTCTATGGCAGAATTATTGTTGATGGTGTTCGTACATTTGATTTGAATGAATTAAGATAATCTTATCTTAAGTATAACTAAAAAGGGACAAGAAATTGTCCCTTTTTTTATTTTACAAAAATAAATAATTGTTTTTTTGGTAAAATATATTATATTTATAATATATGAAAAAGTATGTTCCTACCGAAAAAGAGTTATCAATTATACTTAAAATGTATAATGAAGAACTTTTAGGGTCGCAAACCATTTCTGAAAAAACAGGTATAAGTAAACCAACAATTTTGAGGATATTAAAAGAAAATGGTGTAAAATTAGGTCCTTCAGGTAGAAGGTTTATTGGTGGTAAAAAAATTGCCGATAAAAAATATAGAAACAAAAATATAGAAAAACTTTATGAAAATCACAAAAAATGGTATGAAGAAAATAAAGATAAATGGAAAGAATATATTAAAGATTACCGTGAAAAAAATGCCGATAAGATAAGAGAAATAAAACGAACCTACGAAAAAACTCGTAAACATAATGACCCTATTTATAAACTAATTAATAATTTTCGTACTGCAATATATCAAGTATTAAAAGAAAGTAATGTACAAAAAAATGGACATTATTTTGAAATTTTAAAATATTCACCTGATGAGTTAATAACTCATTTAGAAGAACAATTTACAGGTGAAATGTCGTGGGACAATTACGGTATATGGCATGTTGACCACATACGTCCTATCTCATCGTTTAATATCCAAGAAATTGGTGACGAGTCATTTATGGAATGTTGGTCGTTAAAAAATCTACAACCTCTATGGGGTGATGAGAATATTCGTAAATCAAATAAAATGTAATAAAAAAAGGGATAATTTCTTATCCTTTTTTTTATTTAGATGAAATAATCCTCAAAGATTTGGATATCGCCTCACTCTCTTCAAGATTAAAAATCCCTCGTCTGTAAGAACATTTAACAGCTTCAATTATACAATAAAGAGCTTGTTCTTCACTCATGTTCACTATGAATTTATCTAAATTTTCATAAGAACTATAATTGATTACATCAAATAAATTCCCAATAGGGTTAATATTTTCAAATTTCTCAATAATTTCTTTTTTTAATTCTTCAGAATTGTTTTGTTCCATTTTATTAGATATTTATAATAAAATATAATTCTTTTTTTTTAATATGGAAAGTAAAAATATTTTGGAAATATTCCAAAAATTATTAGAATACGAGGAAATAGTTAACGAGGCAACAACAACTTCAACTGTTGGTGGTACATACAAACCTCCTATTAGACCAGGTATTAGAAAATGGTTTAATAAAAATTTAATGCCATTTATTGACCCTGTTTCCGATTATGTTGATGCTGAAATACATTATGATTCATTAGATGGTGAAGTTAAAAAATCTAAAAAAGAAATTTCTAAAAGAGAAAAATTAGCAAAACATATCAGAGATAAAGATTATAGACAAGATGCACCTGATGAAGGTGATGATGAATATGCTTACGCACCATTTAAAATGCTTAAACCCCATTATCAGGTGGATTCGGTAAATGAATCGAAAAAAGACACTAATGAAGATTTAGGTGTTTGGTTTGGAACTAAGAAAAAACCAAAAGGTAGTAAACAACCTAAGGGCCCATGGGTAAATATTTGTAGTAAAAAAGATGGTAAACATCCACCTTGTGGTAGACCTGAGGGTGATGAAAAAGGTTATCCTAAATGTAGAGCCGTAGGAGTTGCTGCTAAAATGACTGATTCTCAAAAACAATCCGCTTGTCAACAAAAAAGAAAGGCTGAAAATAAAGATACTCAAACGGGTAAAGGTCAAAAACCTGTTATGACATCGTACAAACCTAAAAAGAAAAAGACCAACGAATCGGTCTTAATATCTTTAATTAGAAAATCTTTAGGTTAATAAACACTTTTACTAACTCTGACACCGGGTCTAATAGGTTCGTAAGTTCTTTCAGGTCTTGAGTATTGTCCTGTATTGTATTCAGAATTTAATTCTCTTAATGCGTTTTTATATTCACCCGTTTCATCGGATAATATTCTATCAATAACATCTTGAACTAAACCTCTATCAAGTCTTCCGTATTCTGGCTCTTCTGACATTTCTTTTAATACTTTTTTAATTTGGATATCTAACTTTGACATGATTTTAATATTAACAATTTATTTTATTATAAATATTATCAAGTGAATGATTAATTTGACTTTCTAATTCTTTTTCAATCTCCATTGCTCTATATTCCATTTCTCTACGGAATGAGATAACCAGTTTTTCCCATTGAATCTTATTTAATTTAATGAAATAACTGTATGTATGATTGGTTACTGTGACTTGTCCACCATCCATTGTTACAAAAATACCTAATTTATCATTACGGATATATTTTTTATCGGATATGGGGGCAATTATGAGTTCAGAATCTTGAGAATGGATGAGTTTACGGCATATGGTGGAACATTTCCTCACGTTAGACATATAGATGTCAAATTCGGTATCCTTTCGGTCTAATTTACGTAAGTATAGACGATATTTAATCCACAGTTTTTTTATTATAGTCATGTCATTTATGATTTGACTACAAATATACTACGTTTTTTTAATAATTCAAAATAATTTATTAACAATATGCTCCTGAACAGTGTCTTTTTCCATCAAGACCTTTGATTTTACCTTTACATACTTGAACAGCGTGACCATTCGCATAAGCACTTGGAAATACGTCATATTTTGCCTTTGCTGATGCTAAACCACGAGCACATAATTTAGTACCGGCCTTTTTACGACCTTCATACATTACATCAACTGCGTCATAACTACTAAAATCATCACCTTCAATTTCATTCATTATAAAATCAAAAACTTGGTCCATACTATTTTTAGATTCAGCAATGTGGTCTTGAGCCCAATCGTGTCCATTATCTAAAATAGATTCTATCATTTGTTTATCCTTACCAAGGAGTATTTCACATTGGCGTTTCATTTGTTCTAAGTTAGAGAAAAACATGTATCTTTGATTTTCCTCTTTAAGTACTTTTTTAATTATGTTATTTAAATTTTTCATATTACGCAATCATATCATCTTCTTTTAGGTCATTACAGACTACATCTAAAAACACTTCAATATCGTGTTCAATACCTTCATAATCTTCAAATACATTATTTCCTTCAGTTGTATTTTCAAACATACAAGTTTGAAAATTACCTTCAGTATCACAATAAATTTCACCGTAGTAATCACTATTATCAACTGTTAAATATCCTGTATGTATTTTTTCATCTTCAGTATCTTGAGTTGACTCGTATCTAAATTTGAATGACGGCATACCTGGGAATTCAAAAGACCAAAAACCACCTGATTTAACCATAAAATCATCTTTAGATGATGACTCATCTTCTATTGAAATACCTTTAGTAAATTTCTCAAGAGTTTCTCTTTCTTCAGGTGTGATTGATTCCATTCCTGATTGACTAATCTTATCTAAAATCATATCAATTTTATCTTCACCCGGTGATGAAGCTTCAGATAGTACAAATTTTAATAACTTAATATATTCGTTTTCTTTTAATGTTACTTTTTTCATTTTTTATCAACTATTTGAAATGTTAGTGTTTTTTTATAAGTATCTACTTCTCCTGATGTTAGTACTTTAATATCTACATTATATTCATTTGGTATTTTATCTTTTGTATCAAATATAAAATAGTATTCATTAGAAGCTCTATTAATTTGAGTCCAATCTTGAACTTGTACCTCAGTAGTTCCTTCGTTAACATATATTCTATAATATGCGGTAACAGGAGTTAATACTTCATTTGAAGTATATGCTTTTTTAATAACTACACCAACTTTTCTAACATCAGTATTGAGTATTTTTTCATCTTGTTTGATACCGTAAAAATCAAATCCAAATAACTCAGGGTCTCTACTTTGTGTTCCTAATGTAAAATAACCTTGATAAGGTAATACAGTTAAATCATTAACCACATTAGGTAATGAAATACCGTTATAAACTAAATTAGACCAAGTATCCGTAAACATACATGGAGTTGTCACAGTTATCCCACTTGTTGTTATTTGATAAACACCTTGTGTTATTTGACAACCTGTGTATGTTCCAGCAACATTACCCTGATTATTCTCAAGAGTAACAATTGGCAGATTATCTAAACTTGTTGGGATACCGCCAATATAAGAATATAAATAAAGATTATTATTATTGTAAGAATAGAATGAATTTCTGTTATCTAATATTAAATCATTATATGAAGTTTCAAGAAACGGTTCGTAAAATGTTTGAGTGTGTCTGGTAAAGAATCCAACAGAATAGTTTTCAGTTAACCCTGTTAAATTTTCTAGTTGAGGTAAATAAGCAATCCCCCATCCTGTAAAACCTGATGTTGAACCTGTGAGATATTGGTTAATTTGATTTGTCATGTCAAACTCAATATCCTCGTTACCAAATTCAAAGTGTTGAGTATCAACAATTATTAAATCCGAATAATCAACATTACCACCAGTTGTATTATTATATATTCCATTAGTACTCCACCCACTTAGTGTTGTAGTTTGAAACCAATTAGACGGTCTTTGTGATGATGATTTATCTTGAGGTAGAGCTATTGGTGTTAATAATCCGTTAGAAGTATTTAAGGTCTTTGTTATATTATAGTAATCGTATCCAACCCCCTCATCCCAAGACTGAGCGTTACCTGTAGAACCTGAAGTTAAAGGAATTCTAAATAAAATTAAATCAAAAGATGTTGCTCTTCTTCTACCATTTGAAGTTGTGTCATTTAACAACTTACTATCAAATGACGAAGTGTTTGTCATTCTTAAAGTATGAGTTATTCCTGAAAATCCTGTACAACCTGTTGAGATTGTTTTATTAGAAAATTTTTCAGTTAATGAACTTAAATCTAAGTCAAATATAAAACGACTAAACCCTGACGGACTTATAGAATCGTTTGCTGACCCAAAATACAGTTCAGTCCACGGTGATTTACCAGTGTTTGTGAAACTGTTATATTGAATTGTATTGTTTCTATTAAAATATGAACGATGAATTGACATTATCTTTTTTCAATAAATATCAATTCATTCTAATATTTTGATTAATTACTTTAGAATCGAATAATGCCATCTCTGAAGTTATTAATGATTTAGATATTCCTTTACCACTAAAAGGTTGTTCATCAGGAGGTAAGTTGTGCCAAGGATGTGTATGGTCTGTTAAAAACTGTATTATTAAATTTAAAAGTTCTTTTAATTGGTCACCTCTAACAATCCCTGAAGTATTTTTAATGTAGTTTAATGATAACTCATCAACAGGAATACCATAAACAGTATCATCACCAAGATTTATTTTTTGTTTTCCGGGTATAAACGAATTGTGAGATAATAAATAAAGATTATCACCACCTAAAACCGCATAACCTTCTTGTATAGGTGAAACTTGTATATCTTGTGTTTTAATTTTGGAGTAGTCAGTTATTCTTCCAGTTCTATTTTGTTCAGATACTAAATCATAACCTTTATTTAATGTCGAGCCAACAAATTTAATTTTATTAGTTATTGAAGCTGCGTTTATGTAACTATTTGAGACTATTGGATTTTGTAACGCAGTTTTTAAATTAACACCTGGTCTATAATAAAATGGAAATCTTTCACCATCAGTTGCAAAATAATCAGGTTTATTATATCCCTCAACTTTACCTCTATTTAATCCACCAATCGCGTCATTAATTCTTAATACTAATTCTTCTTCGGATAAATTAATAAATTCATCAATATAAGCCGGTGTCGTTACAGTTACGGGTAATGATGTGTCTTGGTTGAATACTGAAACTTTTGTTAAATCTATAGGTGGTAAATTATAAATTGTTATACTACCAGTATAATTTCCCTGTGTTGAGTTATTAATATTAATAACGTCATACTCTAATAATTTTTTTATATTGTTATCAACCAAAAATGGTACTTGAACAGTTTTTTCAGGTAAATAAGTTAATTTTTTATCAAAATATGATAGTTGTAAAAAAGTTCTTTTTTGATTAACCTGAGGTCTTTGTGTTTGCTCAAGTGATGTTGTTTTTACAGCCCTAATTAAAACCTCACCATCTTTTAAAATAATATCTGACCTTCCTTTTGAGTAGATACCAATATCTTGTGGTTCAGCAAAAACACCTTTAGATTTTGTGTTTGGGTATGTACCATCGTAATTTTTAATTGATAAGTTTTGTGCAATATTGGCCCCTTCAGCCAAAATTGACTTTGTTGCTGAATTTTGTTCATACGCAATATTCATAACAGTACTTTTAGTACTAGCAACATAATATTGGTTTTTTCTACCTGTATTTTCTTCTTTATTGGAATAAATAATATTAACATACTCATTTATTTCAGGTAAAATTGAAAGATTTATAGGTAATAAAGGTAAATAAACGAATGGGTCTTTAGTTGTAAATTGAAAAACATCTCGAATATCACTTTGATTATCATTTAATATTGAAACCCCTTGTGAATTATATTGACCTTTTATCGAATTTAAAATTTGTTGAATAACCTCATCGTCAGGATGAATTCTAATACGTCCAATCATCCATGGGTCATTATTGGCAATTACTCTACCACCGTATATTATTTTTTTCATCATGATTTTTTACGAGATTCGTGTTCTTTTAACACTTTATTATAGTTAAATTCAACATTATCTAAATGTTTAGATAATTTAACTATTAAATCTTTAGTTTTTTCAAATTCTTCATTTAGATAGTTCATAGCAGTTTCCAAATCTCTATTTGGTCTATCCTTATGTTCTTTTATTATATTAAATATTTTTGGGTCCATATTAAAAGTATTTTCCTGTAACTCTGATTGGGCTGGTCGCATATCCTGCAATAGGTATTGGTTTGATAAACATTTCTGTTTTACCATTCTCTTCCTTTTCTTTATTTAATCCTTGCATTATTGAGAACCCTTCCATATTTGAATACATTGGAGTTCCATTAGGATTTGGTCCTGTTGGTAATCCTAAACCTTGTAAAAACTCTAAATGGTTCATATATGCTCTATTGGTTGACGCTCCATCTAATATATCAGATAATGCTAAAATTGGGGTTGGAGTGATTTGTTTTGGTAAAGGAATTCTTAATTGGAATAATCTTAATAAAGTATCAACTAAACTTCGACATTCTCTAAAATCATTAATTGTTTGAGCTATAAAAACAGATAATGAAACAATATTATTTATAACTCTCGCAATTGTTGCTTTTTTTTCACCCGTCATGTCTTGGACAATTGTTTTGGCCAAAGCAATAACAATTTTTTTAATTTCAATTAGTAACGCTTCTAAAAATAACGCAATTATTCTACTTGTAATTCCATCAATTAACGCTCTATTATTTCTTAAAAAATTATTATAACCCTCAATAGAATCATCAAACATATTATTCACAGCTTTTGCCATAATAACATATGGTAATAATACTTTTGGGGTTAAAATAGATTTAATTATTGCTAACGGTAATTGTTGTATTAAATCTTTATTTATGCTTAATGATAAATCATCAGGAAATGGAAAATTAGCAACCCATCTTGGGTCATTAACTAAATTAGTTATAATATTATTAATTTCATTTTCAAAATTTTCACCATTATCACCTACTTGATTAATATTGTCTGATAAATAATTTGTATCCGATATTGGTAAAGCAATATTTTCACAATCAACAAATTCTCTAATACCTGATTTAATAGATTGAACTCTTTCATTTATAAAACTCAAATCATTAGATTCCATTTCAAAAATTGTATCTGTGGAATTATCAACTTCAGGGTATTTCGCTTGACCTCCGACATCAATTTCAACATTATAATCCTGACACTGGCCTAATATTCTTTGTATGATTAAACCAAATTTTGTTGAGTCGTCTAATTGGTTATCCCCAAATTTTAAATCAGCAGATACACTACCTAAAACAATATCAATTAAAGTTGTTAATAAAAATCTTAAATCTAATAATGAGTTAGTTTTAAAATAATCAACAATAAAGTCAGAAACTCGATTTAACTGTAACGCTCGATTTGCTAACGTAATTTTATAATATTGACCTGGAGTACCATTATTATCTACCGTTACAAATTGTATATCAAAAAGGTCTTGTCCACTTAATCCTTTATATTGAGTATTAATAGGATTAGTAATACCATTTATACCCCCCTGAGAAAGAGGTGTTGGAGTTTGTATTAAATAATATAAAAGTTGATTTGTTGATTTTAAATTTGATACACCATCATATGGATTTCGTTCATATATACATTTTCCCCAAGTATCTGTTGGATTTATAAGTAATATTTTTCCTAAATCTAAAGTACTGACTTTAATATATATTACATCATTGTTGTAGGTATTTTCTTCAGAACAATTTAAAGATTTTAACATTTCTTCTGAAACTATTTCAGAAATTTTTGGTTTAATATCTTTTGCAACTTTAATTAAAAGTTTTGTAATGTAATTATCTTTTGGTTTTGCGGCTCCTTTAGCCATTTGTAAAATCTCAATAAGTTGGTCATAGCTTGATTGAGCCTTTTCTTTTCTTTCTTGGTTTTTTTTTGCCCTTTCTAATGATTTTTGTTGTCTTGCAAGTTTTTTTTCGTCAAGTTTGTTTTTGAGTTTTTGTTTTTTAATTTCAGCTTTTGATTGCAGAAAAGTTTTATAAACCTTAAGTTTATTTTTACTTTGTTCAAACCCTTCCTCAATACTAATTGCCATTACAAACTAAATTTTTGATTATCAGAATTTATATCTTTATCTAATAAACCTTGTAAAACATCATCATCCATATTTGAAATATCAAATGAATCTTCTTTTGAACTTTGTTTTTCCCAGATGCCCGATTGTAATTTTGAAAGTTGTAATTTTTTATCAACACAGTCGTTGATTATTTTCTGTTGTTTTTCAATAACGGGACCAATTAGAGTCATGTCTTCAGGTTCCTTCATCATAGAAACCATTTTATTTTGGATTCTAATTGCCGTTGAACGTTGTTCAACTAACTCATTATAAATTTCTTGCATTAAAACAAGAATTGAGTCTTTAGTGAAATTAATTTGTTTTTTCTTTGGTTTCGTCATACCAATAAATAGTTTTTAAAAAAAAATTTAATCTGGTTTGATTTCTATAAGACCTAAATATATTTTTTTATATTTTTTCATGGACGCTCTAATTTCTTTAGTTGAAAGATTAGTCATTTCCCTTAAAGACAGAAGAATTACATTTTTGTTAAACTTATTGTTGTCACTTGCTGGAAATATTGTTTCGTAATTATCTAATACTTCAATTAATGCAATACCTAATTTTGTTTCATTATCATTTAAATCATTTTCTTCTAAAACATCTTTAATATACGATTTTAAAATTGGTATAATATTTACCTCAACATCTGGTTCAACATCCAAGTAATAAACCATTTCGGCTCTATTTTCTAAATCACCTGAAATATCTTCATAAGACACTTTTCGATTCATTTCTTTTTGGTCTTTTAAAATCTGTCCCATTAAATAATTTTTACAGATTGTACCAAAATAAGAATATGCCTTTTTTTCTTTTGAGGGACTAAACTTGTCAATTTTTGTCATCAAAAAAGAATGTGTGTCAGTATGGATATCAATAAAATCCATGTCTTTTCTATACAATTTATATCTTCGAATAATTGAGGATATCATTTTATCTAAAGGATGTCTCAAAAAGTCGTTATATATTTTGTTTTTTTCATCAAAAGTAGATGCGGTTAGAAACATCCTAACTGCATTTTCTTCTCTTATGTCAAAATAATTTTCAGTGGTTGGTTTCTTTTTTTTAGAAACCTCAATCATCTCAGTGCTTGAACTTATAGTCATCAAGCATTTTCTTGAGAATATTTTATGTTCCTGTCGGTAGAAAAGAAATACTCTTTTTTTGCCGAAGATACCCAAAACTGAACTTCACTTTCCCCAACTTTATTTTCACCATTTTTGTATTCCCAAAATAATGACCCTTCTCTAAGGTTCATATGTTTATAACCAATTTTAGGAATTGTCATAATTTTTGCCGAGTTATAAGTCATTCTCAATAAAAATTCATAAGGGAATGTTAATTTAAAACTTGGTTTAAACCCACCAAAATCCTCAACAATTAATTTTTTAAATACCATACCTGAGGTTTGGAAATTTTGATAATTTAATAGTGTTTCATTTGTTAGGTAACCCATTTCTTGACTAAAATTAGACGCAAATGTTGCTTCATTAGTAAATCCTGCAAATACCATTTTACTATCAACATCGACTACTATTGGTAAGAATGCGTCTACCTCAGGGTAAACTTCAATATATGATTTAACATTTTTAAACCAAATTTTAGCAAACTCATCATCAAATTCTAGGATACTAACCCATTTAGTATTTGATTTCTCAATACCTAAATTAACTTGAGAAGAAAAATTAGGTTCCTCATCAAATTTAATTTTTCTAACATTTAAATCTCCAAAATCATATGATTCTAAAAAATCAATTAAATTTTCTTCACCTGAGTGAACAATTATTAATTCTTTAGGTTTAATAGGTTGTAATTGAATTGATTCAATTGATTTGCCAAAAAGTTCTACAAAATCTTTAACTAAATTTGTTTTAATTGGTAAGATGATGCTTAAATCTAAAATATTCTCCATAATTTTATTGTTCTATAAGTTGTAATTTATTGTATTCGGTTTCAAAAACATTTAATTTTGATTTGGTGTATTCGTCAAATAATGAAATAATTTTATTTTCAAAATTATTAACATCACTATATTTTAACGAACATTTTTCCATTCCATTATATACCTCTTCTGAGATATTATCTTCTAACCAATTTTGAATATACTCACCAATAAAGTTAACTAAATTTAATTCGTCTTGTATCCAAATTCCATTATCCTCATTCATCCATTCAGGTACCATCTTTGGTATAACACCTATTACAGGTACTCCACACTTCATGGACTCTAATGGGAATGTACCAAACGCACTTGTTCTATCATCCCAAACAGATAACATACAATCTTTTAATGTGTTAGCAAATTCTTCTTCACTTAATCCTCTCATATCTCTAAAAGTAATCCATCTAAATTGAGGATATCTTTGATAAAATGATTTAATCACATTGATAGCATCTCTTTGTTCTCTTGAGGAGATTGCAATAATTGGTTTTGCAGGATACTTTGATTTTTGAAAAATCTCAGAAGTCACAGGTTCAATAATGTCGGTTGAGACATTTTTAATGTACTGTGAAATATATTTTTTTTGAGTGTCTGAAGTTGTAATACATTTTGTAAACCCAAACTGTGTCCATGATTGACCTGGTTGTAATGTCTCAAAAATTTGGTCGTACGCTTGTGATAACACAATTTTCGTACATTTAACATTTGTTAATTGTGACATTACATAACCAAAAATTTCAGGGATAACAATAAAGTCTTCAGGTGCTACTTGTAAATTTTGACCTTCAATTGATTGATGTGGTAAATTAGAGTATTGCTCGCCTAACCAACTAGAAACACCGAAATAATCAGGTTTTTCATGTAAAATAATTGGGTTATATCCTTGTTTAAGTAAAACATTTGCCATTTGATAAATGTATCTTACGGATGCTTTAGCATTGCCTTTAGTGTCTTGTACAAAAAAATATATTTTATTTTTTTTGTCTTTTAGGTTTGAGATTGATTCTTCAACCTTTAAAATTCTATCTTCCATATTTTAGTATTTTTTTATAGTTTTATTATTTAATAGTGTATTAAATGCCAATTTGAATGGGATTGATAATTGAGATTTGGTACCCAATTTCTCATCAATCTCTTCTTGCTCGCTCATAATGACTTCTATCATTATTTTAATAAGTTCGTACTGAACAACACTAATATGTTGGCCTGTTTCACCAGATATTGGTTCAGTCGGCTCAATATTGATTAAAGAATTAATTTCTTCTAAATCAATATAATAATTTTCATTTAAAATGGGTAACATTATAGTTTTTCAGTAATTATTGATTCTAATTCTTTTAGTTTTGTTATTGAAACTTCAGAATTAAGTTTATTATTATAAGATGTATCATATTTAACAACTTTATCTTTGTAATTAATAATAATATCAGGGTTAGAAGTAACTATTAAATCTAATTCATCTAATAGTTTATTTTTTGTTATATCATTATAAAAAAATATTCTTTCGATAAGACAACCAAATTTTGATAAGAAAAATAAAGTTGCAGGTTTTGATTTTGATATTTCATCTGATATAATAATAAAATCAACTTTATCTCTTAGATTAATATATAAATCATTTAAATCATTAAATGATGATAACTCAGTTGATGGTGAATGTCCAAAAATTTCCATAGGAAACTCTTCATATAAAAAACTAAAAAATTCTTCTTTTGATTGAAATGAAAAGTGATTTGTTAAATCTAATGAATCAATTGGTTCACTAACTTTATATTCAAACGGATTTTCAGATTCAGAATTTTCTAAATTATTATCTATTAAAAATTTTTCATAAGTAGTTTTAAACTTACCTATAGTATCTCTTAAAACACCATTAATATCAATTCCTATCTTCATATCTTTTTAACATTTCAGTAATTAATGGATTTCTAACAACATCACCATCTCCAAACTCATGAACACCAATCTCAGAAATATTTTTAAATTTCTCAATCGCGTCCCACAAACCTGAATGTTTTTTATCTTTATATCTGTCAGTTTGTTCCAAATCACCTGATATGAAAAATTTACTATCAGTACCAATACGGGTTAACAATAATTTCATTTGTTTTGGTGTGGCATTTTGAGCTTCCTCAAATATTAAAATAGAATTATCAATATTCATCCCTCTCATGTAAGCTAACGCAAATACTTCAATAACCTCCATTTGTTTTAATTTCTCTCTTGCTTCTTTACCTATAATCTTATTTAATAGATAGTAAGATGGAAAAATATAAGGGTCTAACTTCTCCTCAACATTACCAGGTAATGAACCAAGTTTTTCTTCAGCTTCGACTGCCGGTCTAACAATGATAATTTTTTCGTAAGGTGATGTGTGGTCAGATAATAAATCAACAGCCGCTTTCATTGCGATAAAACTTTTACCAACACCTGCCGGACCTGAACAAATTGTAATTTGATTTTTAACTAATTTATCGTAATACTCTCTTTGACTTTGAGTTAAGAATTTATCCTTACTCTTTTTAATCATAACACTAATTTGGTCTTTTTTAGACATTTTTGGTTTAGCTTCAGTAGGGATATACTGAGTGTCTTTGCTAATTGTTTTTTTTCTTGTCATTATTTAATTGTATAATAATCCAACCAGTAGTCAATCATTTCATCTAACATCGTTTCAAATGTGGAATCATTCAACATTTCCGTCACTGTAATATACTAACCAATAATTAACCATTTCATCTAACATAGATTCAAATGTGTAATCGTGTGTCCATCCAGTTTTATTTATCAATTTTGAAGAGTCTCCTTTTAGATTATCTAATTCTTCAGGTCTTAGGAACTTTTCATCTTGGGTAACGTATTTTTTATAATCTAATTCTAAGGATGTAAACACATAATTACAAAGTTCACCGACTGAATGAGATATCCCTGTTGAACAAACAAAATCGTCAGGATTTTCTAATTGTAAAATTCCCCACATTGCTCTTACATAATCTTTAGCATGTCCCCAATCTCGGGTTGCCTCAAGATTACCCAATTTTAGTCCATTAGATAGTCCTAATTTAATCTTAACCGCTTCTTTACAGACTTTATTGGTTACAAAGTTTGTTCCTCTTCTTGGTGATTCGTGGTTGAATAAAATACCATTGGAAATAAACATTCCGTAAGAGTTTCTGTAGTTACGACAAATGTTATAACTAAATACTTTGGCACATCCATATGGTGAAACAGGATTAAGAGGTGTTGTTTCTCTTTGGTACCCGTCAGAATCAATTGAATTACCGAACATTTCAGATGATGACGCTTGGTAAATTTTAGTGTCAGGTTTAATTAGTTTGACCGACTCTAATAGATTTAGAGTCCCAATACCCGTGACTTGGGATGTATATATTGGCTGGTCAAAAGAAATTCTAACGTGTGACTGCGCTGCTAAATTATAAATTTCATCGGGCATTACCTTTTGTATTACGTTAATTAATGATGACATATCAGTTAAATCTGCATAATGTAATTTAACTCTATCATAAACATTATCTAATCTTGATGTTTGATTTTCCGCAACTGAATTTCTTTTTAATGTTCCATGGACTTCATATCCTTTACCTAATAAAAATTCTGATAAATAGGAGCCATCCTGACCGTTAATACCTGTAATTAATGCAATTTTATTTTTCATTTTCTACCATAGTTTTAATCCAACTATAAGTTTTTTTCATTCCATTAATTAATGGCTCAGATACCGACCATCCAATTTTTTCTTTATATAAAGAATTATCAGATTTTCTACCCATAACACCAATTGGGCATTTATGTCCATATTTTTGAATAAATTCTTCACCATATATATTTTTAATAGTAATTGATTTTTTTGATATTTCAATCGCCATTTTTGCAAAATCGTTAATTGAAATCATTTCTTCTGAACCAATATTAACAGGTCCAGTAAATGAATCTTGTCTCATGAATTTTAATACGGCATCAACACATTCGTCAATATATAAAAATGACCTAGTTTGTTTACCATCACCCCAAACCTCTATTTTATCAAAATCTTTAGCCTCCGCAATTTTTCTACACAGAGCGGCTGGAGATTTTTCTTTACCTCCGGTCCAAGTCCCATAAGGTCCAAAAATATTATGAAATCTTGCAATCTTTACATCTATACCATAATTTCTTTGGAATGAGAGATATAATCTTTCTGAAAATAATTTTTCCCATCCATATTCAGAATCAGGATTTGCAGGATATGCCGAAGACTCTTCACAATTAGGATTATTAGGGTCTGTCTGATTGTGTTCAGGATATATACAAGCCGAAGAAGAATAAAATATTTTCTTTATACTTTTTTTTATACATTCATTTAACACATTCAAATTAATCATGGATGAATTATACATTACATCGGCATCATTCTCACCTGTAAAAATATATCCCGCACCACCCATATCGGCGGCTAACTGATAAACCTCATCAATATCACCACTAATTACATTTTTAACTACATTTGTATCCTTCAAATCCCCCAAATAAAATTCGTCACAGATATCATCGTGACTTAAATATTCATGATTTTTAATATCGCAAATCCTTACAAAGTTACCGGATTCCTTTAATTTTTTTGCAATATGACCACCTATAAACCCTCCACCACCTAAAACCAATACTTTTTTCATTTTAAAACAAAATTTCGTTCCAATTTTTATTATTTGATTCTAAAACTTTTAATCTTTCCACATTTACTAATTTTAGATTTACGTACCAATCTTCATAAACATTATTGTCATTTGCAACATCACTACATATTCTATAATATCCGTTATCCCCAAGTATTCTTCTTGATTCATTTTTTAAATGGTCCCCTTCTTTATATGAGTCATGTTCAAATGTGATTACTTTAATTTTAAATTTGTCAAAAGGTATTTTTTCAAGAACCTCTAAAGTAGGAGGTCCATCAATATCTAAAGAAAGATAATCAATTTCTCCTATAGATAAATAAAGTTCATTATAATCAACTTTTGTTGCGTCATTACAAATTACATTTGTGTTTCTTTCTTGTCTACATTTATTTGCCAAATTATTGTCTATCTCTATTTGAGTTCCTGACCATCCAAATAAAGTTTCTAATAAATAAGTATTATTAATTATTTTAGGGTCGGACGCACCAATGTCCAAAAACTTACCATTTCTTTTGCCATTTAAAACACAAATAGTAAAAATATCTTGACCTGCTTGGGAATAGAACTCGTCTATTGTATCAAAACCGTCAAAGGTCAATTTTAATTCCCCAAAATTTTTATTATAATAATTGTTTCTCATTCCCCAAAATAAAATTTTTCATTTATTGTTATTGATTGATTTTTTATATCCCATAAATCTACTACATGTGAACCGTGAGACCTCATTGGCCTCCCAAAAAAACCGGCATTTTGAAACGTATATATTTTTTCAGCTTCACTTAAAAACGCCGCCCAATATGAGTAAGTGCTAGTTGAAGTTACAATTTTATTAAATTTTCTCATAAAATGAAAATCTTCATATGGCGTCTGACTAACTATAATTGGGTTGAATTCGTCAAAATTTGACATATATTTTTTTTCCCATTCATATTTAATTTTATCTACCACAATATAAACTTTATTAAATTTTTCAGATTCTAAAATTTTTTTATAGTAGTTAGGATGTATTATCTCAGCCCTATCCCAATTCTCAGGGTCAGATAAATTATCTGAATGTACTTTGTCGTCTAATCTTACTGAAAGTACAATGTCCTGTGTATTTTTTTCAAATTCGGGTAATACAAAAAAATTTTTTACTATTTCAGCATTTTTATTAATATACCTACAATTTTGAAAATAATCATCAAAAATGTATTCACAGTCCTCCCCGCTAAAAGGGATTTCATCATCTGTAAAACTATTATTAGTTATATAAATAGTTTTATTTTTATTATTATAAACTTCTGAATTTTTTTTTAATTCCAAAATTTCACAATTCAATGGGGTTGAAATTGATAAATTATTTTTTTCTGCGAAAATTTTTGCGGTGACGTATTGAAAAATATTATTCCCACATCTTCCTTTGTATTTTATACTTACACTCATTTTTTAATTATATAAAAATAATAGTTTATAGTAAATAAACTTAATCGATAAAAACTTTTTTAAACTTCTCCATAACTGTATTTGGATTATAAAATTTGCTATATACATCCCAATTTCTATTATAATCTGGAGTAAAATTGTTTAAAATTTCATATAAATCATTATAGTCATTAAAATAAAATGCGGTATCCCCCAATATCTCAATATGTGCAAAATCAAACCCCCAAGGAAAGTATTGATTATGGTTTAGCCCTGTCCAAGTTATTATTGGTTTATTTCTTATTGAGAACTCCGCAATTGACAATCCAAAACTTTCTCCATTAACTCTTGCGTGTAACATAACGTCACAAGTATTAATAAATTTTGTTTTATATTTATTATCAAATGTTACAGGTAAGTTAATTATTCTTGTGTGGTTAATTAGTCGATAATTTCTAAAATTTTCACAAGAATTATCAGTGTTTAAAAAAAGAAAATAAATGTCATTCCTTTCATTTACAATTTTATTTATGACATCAAAAACAAAAGGAATATTAAAAGTTGTTTTACTTCCGTGTCTGCCAAAAACTATTGCATTTTTTGGTATGTTAAGTTCTTTTCTTAAATCATCATCAATTTTTGGTAGGTCAACAATATGCGGAACAAATGGATATTTTCCATCAAGAAAATTTTTTGATAACCATTCTGAAATAAATGCATTTTTATTACCATGAGGTTCTAAACCTCTAAATATCGCATGAACACATGATTTTGTGTTTTGTGTTATAATTTCATCCCTCCCCCCTCCTTTTAGTGTATAAAATAAATCAGGAGAAACAGATTCTATTATTTTTTCAGCCTCCCCCCAACTGTCGTAAAAAAATACATTATATTTTTTTTTAAAAAAATCTAAAGCGACCGGGTCATGATTAAAATTACCTACCCTTGATAAGTAATTTTGAGATTTAGATAAAATTATAGATTCGTTACCTAATATTTCTTGATTAAAATGAGCATAATCATTCACAGCGACAGATGTTCCTTGACAGGATATCATACTACTTTCAAATAGTATTTTCATTTTCTTGTATTGTTTTTAAAATAAATTTAGAGATTGCGTTAGTAGATATCTTGTTCTTAAAATAATTTCTATTTTTTTCTTCATAAAATTTTAAACTTGGTTCAGTTAATAAATTTTTTATTAGGTCTTCGGTTAACTCCGTCCAATCGTTTAGAAAAATTGCAGGAGAATCTTCGTAGAACCAATTATTAAAAATTTCATCTTTATTTGGATAAGTGGTAATAACTATGCAATTATTTTCAAAGGATTCGAAATATCTAAACGATTCGGGGACGGCCGCCCCATCGGGTACAATTGATATTTTTGAATTTGACATTAACTCATAATATTCCTCCAATTTATAACCTTTAGCAAACCCATCTGTTACATTTACAATTGAGTTAAACTTATTTTTTAAAGTATTTAATGATTCTATACATTTTAATCTATTGTTTGAAATTTGTCCAGAATAAAAAAAATCGTACGTTCTCTCATTAAGTGGTTTTTTAGGTTTTTCGCAGTCTTCATATCTCCAATCAGAATTACCAAAATAACCATCATATCCTAAAGAAAACCCACACGGAACTGAAAAAATTTTTTTGTTATCATGTAATTTTTTATTAGAATAGGTTCTAAAAACAAATAAAAATTCATCTAAAAAAGGAGGAATAATACCAAATTCATCAGAAAGCAAAATTAATATATTTTTTTTGTATTATCTATACAATTTTTTAATAGTAATTTCTCTTCTTTATTATTAGCTCTTGCTAAAATAAAATGATAATCATCACTTAAAATATTTTTTAAATGATTAAAAATTTTAATAAAATAAGGAGCGTCAGCAACAAATGGTTTAACTACTGGTGAGATAGTATAAGTCATAAATTTAAAAATTTATTTTTTGATTAATTGATGGTTCAGACCAAGAAACTTTTATATCTTCAATTTGTATAATTTCATTTAGTTTAAAGTCTATTGGTAAATTATAATTATTAAACCCATTTAACAATTTTTTTGAAGTTTCAATATTGGTAACATATGCGTGAGTACATCTAGTTTTTTGATTTGGGTTATAAAAAGTATGATTAAATCCCTCATGACTAATAGCTGTAAAAATTTCATGGGTTTTACCTAGCATCATCATCCCAACTCCAAATTTTTCTTTTAACTGATTAAATTCAGACATATTATTATTCAAGTATTCAATAAAATTTTTAGGTATATCGGCGTCATCCTCAAGAATTAAAATATTTTCATAATTGTTTTCTATTTGATTTTTATAACACCAAATATGTTTTAAAATTAAACTTAAACTACCTATGTTTATTTTTTTAGAAAAATTTTGATAATTTGCATAAGTCCCCAATATTTCAATATCCTCAAAATTTTCCCATCCTATCATTTCTTTATCGTAGTCTATTTCGTTTGGGTTGTGAGCTTGGACTAATTCATATTCAATCTGTTGAGTTTGTAATTTGTCTTCTATAAACTGTCTTCTATTTGTAAAATCAGAATGATTTAAAACATAAATTTTATTTACCATTTTGTATTAAATTTTTAATTATTTTTATTGGGTTATATAAGTTAAGATACCTGTTAATTGTACCATCAAAATCGTATTGTTTTTTTTCGCCATAAATTATAGATTTAATCCTTTCAATCTCGTTACCGTCATAATTTATATATTCACAAGAATTAGGATAAAATTCAAATATAGATTCGTGACCATTATAAATGGGGATTGTTTTACACAAAATACCATCAATTATTTTTTCAGTTATATTTCCTCTTATTGAAGAGTTTTCTAAAGAAAGAGTATATTCATAATCCTTAATTCCAAAAATTTTGTTATTAATAGGACCTTTGTATCTACTGTCAGTAATACCTAATTTATTCCAATTAAACCCATACATATCAAAATCAATATTACTTTCTAAAAGTTTAAACACTAAATTCTGTCTTTCTTTATATCTTGTAATATCATGAGTTTGTTTTATATTGTCGGCCTCACTATGGTAATTTATTATTATAGAAAGTTTTTTTGTCTTCTCAAAATTTGAGTTTAATATATTTTTAGTAGTATCAGGGTTATGGATTATTTCACCAATGTGGTCAGTATTATATAATCTATGTGTCCCAATAAGAGGAGAAAAAAATATATTATCTCTACCATATACGTCGGGTTGATAAGAAATTACTTTATTACACCTGTCAAATAAACTTCTATCAAAATTAGGTGACCAATGAGGTTCTAAAATTATACTAAATAAATTTTCTTTAGGTACATTAGGAATACTCGCACTGTTCAAAACTACTAAGTGAGTATAATCATTACCATAAGTTAATATGTCATTATATTCACCTGTCACGTTCCAAATATCATTAATTATACTATAAATGTTATAGTCTGAATTCCAATAAGCCACAAATTTAATTTTCATATGTAGTTTTTTTCTATTTTATTTTTCCAAAATGTAAAATTTAATTTTTCTAAATTCCAGTTATTTGATTTAATTCTATTATATTCTTTATTTAAAAATTCTTCAGTAATTTCTGACCATTTGTCTACAAAACATATAGGTAAATCTTCATAAAATTTATTGTTTAAATTTCTTTTTTCTATTGGAATAGACCCGACATACAATGTTTCCCATGTACGGTGAGTATCAGTTCCATTACCTTCAGGACATATAACAAAATGATGTGAATGTATATTACTAAGATAATTATCAAAATTATGACCATTAACTCCACCCTCAACGGTTGCCCAACTAGAATCCCTAAACAACAAATAAGGTTCCTCTCTTTCAGCGGGATTTGTATTTATGTTATAACAAACATAAAGTAAATTTTTTATTTCTTTATTTTTTTTTCTGGTTTGGTCAATTTTATATTCTTTGTTAATGTCTCTAAACCATTGACCATTTTCAAGCCCGATTGGTATCGATTCTATTTTTTCATGTTCAATTTCAACATTTTGACTATACCATTTAATTAAGTTATTGGGAATTGTAATATCATTTAAGTTGGCATCATTACTACTACCAGAATTAAATCTTTTTGGGGTTTTTGTTACTTTACCATCACTGTTATGTGTGATAAGAATAAATTTATTTTTTGGTGGGTTTTTAAAAAATTCTACAGCATCATGAATGTCACAATAAAATATATTTAAATTGTTTGCAAGTGACTTAAAGTATTCACCCCTAATATAGTTTATTGCCATGAGGTGAACCATAGATGGGTACATATTGTATTATCGGTTGCAAATGATTTGATAAATTCCTCCTTCCCATCAATTCCTGATTGAAAATTAAACCTTTCAGTTGCTGGTAATGAGTAAAAATAAGGAGTAGGTAGAACTACAATTTTTTCATTTTTCTCATTTTTTATATAATCAAAAAATAATTTAGAGAAAAAGTAAGGACCGCAAAAATGCATTATACCCTCAATACTTAAATTAGTATTTCCGTCCCAATTTTTTTTAAGTTCATCTAATATTATGCCAATTAATCTATGATTTTTAGAAGACCCTATTAACCCGTTAAAGACCATTGGTTCATTTGATTGACCAACACCTGTAAAAAAATCATTGTGTATTAGAGAATTAAAATTTTTCACCATAAAAAAATCACTATCCAAATAAATTCCACCTTCTCTAAATAAAATCTCATATCTTGCAATATCCGATTTAGCCCCTAAGTTACCCAAAGAATTATACAAATCTCTATTTACCATCGGTAAATTTTCTAAATCCTCATTAGTCCATAATTTATATTCCCAACCAGGATGATTTTTAATTATAGCCGGTATTAATTTTTCTTGTCTTTCAGGTAGATTACCAATCCATATTTGGTGAATTTTCTTTGGTATACGTTCTGATTTATCGTTATCCTTAATGAAATTATCGTATAGTTCTTCCAAAATTCCCCACTGAGCATTAGGTACATTTGGGTTAGAGTCATAGTATCCCCCGCCAACAAGTTCTCTAAAATTTTCCATAAAAATAAATTATATTATATAATATTATAAGGTAAATTATATCTATAAAAATTATATAAATTTTTTAAATCAAAAATACCATCATCCAATGTAAATTTTGTCCTAAAACCTAAGTTATTAATCTTTTCAAATGAAACTTGGAAATTTCTTGAGTCTAAATCAGGTAAACTTGAGTCAATTAGTTCAAAATCTACGTGTTTTTTTATACTATTTGCTATATCTACCTTAGAAAAATTCAATTTTAAATCACCTACATTAAAAACTTGATTTTTTGTTTTTTCAAAATTGTCTAATGTAAAAATATAAGAATCAATTACATCATCAATATGTATAAATGTTCTTTTTGAATGTCCGCAAAATACAACAATATTTCTTTCAGTTATTGATTTATACACAAAATCATTAACCATTAAATCATTTCTCATTTTAGGACTAACTCCAAATACTGTTGCAAATCTCAAAGATGTAGAATTTTCATTATCCTGTACTATTTTTTCTGCTTCATATTTTGTTTTTCCATAAATGCTAACTGGTAATATTTCACTATTCTCAAAAGCAATCTCCCCATTAAAATTACCATACAATGATGTTGTTGAAGCGTTTATTAAAATTTGTTCTTTAGATTTAAAATTTACTAAGCTTTTAGTTGCTCCGACGTTTATACTTTCAGCCGAACTAGGGTTTGACGCACATGCCGGCATACCACTTATACCAGCCAAATGGTAAATTACATCATAATTTTTAACTAAAGATTGGGTAATGTTTCTAATATCAAGTTTTAATATTTGTAAATTTTTGTTTTTGATTAGATGTAGAACGCTTTCATATCCATACATGAAATTATCTAATATAGTCACTTTATGACCTATATTTAAAAGTCTTTCAGTGAGTAAAATCCCTTTATACCCCGCCCCACCAGTTATTAAAATATTCATATTATTATTATTTAAATAGGTTTCCAAATAATTAATGAGTGACCCTCAATAAAGTAACTCCCACTAAAAATTCTTTGTTTTTTTATTATCTCAATTTTACCATTTTTTTCTAAATTTTCAAGATGAGGTAAGAAATTTTTCAGATAATTTCTCTTTCTAAAATACTTAATTGAGAGGTTGTCAATTAATTTATTTTCGTCTAATAGTTCATCAATTGGTTCTAAGTGAATACAAATTTCTGGTTTTTTCTCTATGATAAAATTTATAAAATTTTCAAAATTTGGTCCTATTTGTTCTAAGGCGGCAACAGTGTAGACCAAAGAATTTTTACCCATATCTAAATTTGTTTCTGGCTCAAAAAAGTTCAGATTAAAACCTTTAATATTATAACCTAAAACTTTATTTATTTCAGAGATTATTTCCTGTGAAGATTTAGCCCAATCAGAACCAAATAGATTTAATTGTTCTTTATATTTTTTTTGCCTTATTAAATGGTAAGCGGGACCACACCCCAACTCAAAAACATTATCATAATTATTAATATAATGTCTTAATATTGCGTCAACAAAACATATATGTATTTTATAATCAAAATTTTCTGTAATAGGCATTATTACATCACCCATCCATCTTACAATTCTATTCTTTCCATGGTATTTTGGGATTAAATCTTCAATATTACCCGTTTCTTTAAAAATGTTTAAGTTTTCACCCCAACCATTCTCCCATTCTTGGATTCTGTGTTTTCCTGACACCACTATGTCATTTGTCAACACATTAATTACACTTAAAATATAATTATCTCTTTCTTCATCAGTTACATTTCTATAAGTTAAATCAAAATTAATTATTTGATTTTTAGTCATGTCATCAATTTCAAACCCAAGGATACTTTCTAAATCATGATACGTAATTTTTTTCATAAATTTTTTTTTGCCAATTAATTGTTTTTTTTATTCCTTCATCTAAGCTAATGAAATTAGGTTTACCAAACTCATTAACGTATGATTCTATACTAATATTTACTATTTTTGGATTACCTTCTAAAGTAACTGTTTTTTTTGGTAAAATTACTTCTTTATTTAGTTTTTCACCAATTATTTTTGCCAAATTTAATATGGTAGTTTTACTATTACCTCCTACATTATATGTAACTTTTTTTCCAAAAAGTATTATATTCCAAAACATTTCTATTACGTCAGTTATATAACAATAAGTTCTAATTGCATCTCCTTGGTCCATCAATTCAATATAGTCATTTTTTAGACCTTTTTCAATTAAAGAGTTTAAAACTCTCTTATCGTCAATTTTAGTTCCGGGGCCATATGCTAAACTTAACCTTAAAATTTTAACATCATAACCTTGTTCGTAATACGAATTACAAATGGATTCCCCACATCTTTTACCCTCAATATAACATGACCTAGGATGATTAGTATTTGTTGTCCCTATTTGCTCTTCTTTTATATTCTCACTTTCAATACCACTATATAATTCACTAGTACTAACAAATAAAAATTTACCTTTTTTATTTAGTTTTTGGAATAATTTTATAGTAGATAAAGTATTAAGGGAAATTGTTTTTATTTTATCTTCTAAAAATTTACCAGGTTGTCCATAACCCGCAGAGTGAATAATTAAATCAAAATTTGGTAAATCATTAAAATATTTTTCGTCGCAAATATCACCTTTAATTAATTTACATCCATTAAAAAATTCTGATTGTGATGGGTCTATATCGTTTTTAACCCATGTGTAAATTTCTAAGTTGTGCGTTTTAATAAGATGTTTTAGACAAGATATTAAATATATACCAATTAACCCTGATGCTCCGGTGATTAAAATTTTACTATTTTTTAAATCGTCAAATTTAATTTTATTTACAATTTCTTTAGTTTCTATTTCAATTATAGACATTCTTCAAATATTTTTTTTATACCAATTTTATCTAATCCTAAATTTTTATCATGTTCTTTTTTAGTCCCATAATTTGTTAAAAAAACATGAGGAACTCCAACATTAGTGATATTATACTTTTTATTATTTAAACTTTTAGATATTTTATAATTTAGAGCTCCTTCGTAATATGGTTCAAAAATTATTATTTTTTCATTAAAATTTTCAATTAATGTATCAAAATCAAACGGATTAATAGTTGTATAGTATAATAAAGTAACATCTAAATCTTGACAAACTTCTAATACAGTTTGTAGTAAATTACCAATACAAATTACAGTTGCTTTAGTCCCCTCTTTAATTTTTAAAGCCTTTCCGAACCTAACGTCATATTTAACATCATTTTCATACTCACTAAGCCTGAAATAAGTTGGATTTCCATTATTATAAGTTTGTTTAAATAGTAAATCAAACTCATAAGAACAACCTGGTACAATTATCTCCATATTTGGAATTGTTAGTAGTTGTTGAACATCTCCGGGACAATGGTGAGTAGGTCCTAATGCCGAATAATCATACGAATTACCTATTGTTATAAAATTACCATTTAGTGATTGATATCCAAAATCAATTTTTAATTGTTCTAAAGACCTTTCAACTAAAAATGGCGCAATAGTGTGGACAATAGGTATTAGTCCAATTGATGACATTCCTGATGCCAAACTTATAGTGCTTTGTTCCAAGATACCAATGTTAAAAACTCTATCGGGATGAGACTCAAAAGATTTTCTAAATCCAAAAACACCAATATCACCTAACAGTAAAGTAGTTTTTGTATTTAAATCTAATATATCACCAACTGTCTTAACTAATTGTTTCCTCATCAATACTAAGATTATTAATAATTTTTAAATATTCTTCTTTGTTTGGTATTTTGTGATGCCACTCAGGATTATTTTCCATTATGTCACATCCCTTACCCTTTATTGTGTTTGCTATTATAAAAATAGGTTTATCGGATTCAATAGTCAATGAATTAAAAATTTTTTCATGATTGTGACCATCTATTTCAACACATTCCCAACCAAAAGACTCTAATTTTTTCTTCATATCTCCAATAATTAAAGCTCTGTCATTTGAATGGTTATAGTCTAAAATACAATATAGGTTATTTAATTTATGATTTGAAGCCAATAAAGCTGATTCCCAAACGGTCCCTTCATTAGATTCTCCGTCGCCAATAATAACATAAACTTTTTTGTTAGATTTATTAATTTTTTCACCTAAAGCCATTCCAACCGCTATAGGTAAACCATGCCCTAATGAGCCAGTAGAAGACTCTACGTTTTTAATTTTATTTGACGGATGTCCACCTAGCTTACTATCAAATTTACAAAAATTGTCCAAGGACTCTTCTAATAAATTAAAATATTCCAAAACAGAATATAATCCTAAAGAAGCATGACCTTTACTTAAAATAAAATGATTTTTATTTTCCAATATAAAATTTTTATATAAAACCAATAAAATATCTAGTATAGATAATGAGCTAGGTATGTGACCCTCATTAGAATTATGACAAACTTCAATAATTCTTTTAATTAATTTATTTTTCATTTTTTATTTTTTCAAAAATTAAATTATCTGAAACTCTATATTTTTTAGATAATTCAAAATTTTCTTTAATATGTTGAATTTTATTTTGATATACTTCCTCATTTATCTCTGATAAAATTTTTTTAAGTTCATCTATCGTATTAAAAGTAAAAAAACCTTCCTTATTAAAAAATTTATTAATTGACGGACATCCCCAATAAATTGGTATTGTTCCTGTTATAAAACAATCAATAATTTTTTCAGTAAAAAGATAATCCATCTTTTGATTTTCAATTACTATACAAAACATATAGTCTTTTAAGACATCAATTTTATTTTCTATAAAATTATACCCATTTCCAAATAAATCAACTCCTTCTATCTGTGAAATCACTTCATGTCTAAATCTATGTCCCTCAGTTATCTTTTTAGAAGAATTTATTGTGCAAACTAGTTTGTTTTTATCATATATTTTTTGTTCGTGTTCATTAATCCAACACCCACCAATTGGTAAGAACTCAAATTTTTCTGAAATTTCTAATAACTCTTTATTATATGTAAAAACTTTTTCAAATTTTTCATAGTTATTTTTAGCAAAATCATAAGCTCCTCCCCCGATATCGGGAGGTTCAATAATCCACCCATAAACTTTTTTATTAGGGTAATTACCAACACTATGTAAATTTGTAGTAACTATCTCCTCAAATTCTTGATTAGTATTCCTATCCCATTCAAATTTTTCTGGTTTATGATACCAACTTGAAGAAGTTGAATGATTGAAACATGAGTCTTCTATTATTAACTTATTCATTTTTTAATTTTTATTTTTTATGTATAATGCATCCCCCCAAGTGTGTCCGGCCCAATTAGTTTCAACCCTTTTAAATCCAAACTGATTTAAAAAATTATCTATCTCGTCTACTTTAGCACAATTCTCGTAAACTTCATCCCTATTTATTTCGGATATTATATAGTCAACATTATTTAATTTTTCAATTGAACCTTTAAACACCTCTAATTCATATCCTTGAACATCAATATTAATTAAATTAAATTTTGAAAAGTCAAAATCAATTTCATCAAGTTTTTTCATATCAACTTCCTCAGTATCATTAAAAACAATATGTGGATATTGATTAACGTGGAGTTTAGGTTTTAATATTGACGAGGACATACCTTGGTTTGCGGATTCAACATTCATCATAACTTTTTTAGTCTCATTTCCAAGAGCACAGTTAAAAATGACTGATTTTTCTCCCACATTTTCTTTTAAAACTTTGTAATTTTTAGTCAAAGGTTCAAAATAAACTATGTTAGTTATATTTTCTGACTCATATAACGAATGTTCTTGCCCATAATGAGCTCCAATATGTATAACTCCAGTTATTTTCATATTGTATTTTTTAACTAAATTTTTAAAATCTAATAACATACTAATTCTCCATTTTTATAATTAACTTTTATTTTAATCCAATTATCCTCATATATGTCAGAATAATTTCTTTCTCCATTTGGCCCAAACCAAATTGATGGGACATAAGTTTTTTTATTTTCATTTTTGTTTAAAAATGTTCCCCACCACGAAAAAGATGAATTTGACATAATATTAATTTTACATAAAGAGATAAACCATAAATCTTCGTAGTCCTCCAAAGAATCAACAATTGTTGAGTTCTCGTAAATTAAATTTTCTTTAGACCAATTAACATCATCTGAAAAAATAAAAATGTGGTCGTAGTTACCTATTTTATTTAAACATTCATCAATGTAACTTTTACCTATTACAGGTAATACTGAATTAATTGTTAAATAATCTCCTCTTCTTATATGAATTGATATTGTATTTTCTTTTTTTATTTCAGGAAAATCTCTGTAAATTTTTTCAATAAATTTATTTGTTGGTTGAAATAATTCAGACAGTCTATCTCCAAATCCATAAAAATTTTTACTACTCTGAAAATATCCATAAAATTCTATTGGAGATTCCAAATCAAAATTCAAATCAACATATTCCCAAGGGGTATTAATCCTTTTGGTTTGGGAAGTAAAATTTAAAAAAGTTATGTTACGAAATATATTGTCTACATATTTTGTGGGTTGATTTGATTGCATAGGAGTATATGCTACTGATTTAAATAATGCGGGAACGTTATTCTTCCATCCTTGACAAACGGCATGGGAGATTTGAAACATTTGATTTCCTAAACCTCCCATTAAAAAAGATGTTACAAATAAATTATACTCTATCATTTAATATTTGGTATGGTTTTTTATTTCTAATATTAATAACTGTGTTATTTACTAAAGACATATTAACTTTATGGTCATTTAAAGGATTTGACTCATTGTATGTATATAAGACATCTGAGATATATTTAAAATGATTTTCACCTGACATTTCTAACATCGGAAACATAAATGATAAGTCACCCGCGACACTCCAATAATTTCCAATATCGTCTTTTAAATCTTCTTCTTTAATTTTTTTCCATAACCACGACTTCCACGTTCTCATATGTGATAATGTAAAAGTTTGTTTTCTTACATTTGTAAAGTTTTTAGGTGGATTAGCAAATCCTGGTCTACCATCATGGTATTTGAATGAACCACTTGTCATCCAAACGTTTTCATCTTTATAAACATTATTAATAAATAAAAAAACATTTGAGTTAGGTAACCAATCATCACCATCAACCTCAACACATATTTCGTTGTCATTAATATTTAAACCACGAATTACTTGGTCATAATTCCCTGGTTGATACATTTTTTCTTTATTTTTTATTAAAATAAATCGATTGTCGGTTTTAATTATTTCTTCAATAATATCTGTAGTTGAATCTGTAGATAAATCATCTGTAATAAAACATTTAAAATCTTTATATGATTGACTCATTATACTATATAAACATCTTTCTACGTATTTTTCACAATTATATGTTGTTGTTAAAATTATCATAAATTTAATAATTTAATATATTCATTTTTTATTTCTTTGGATATACTTGAAGATTTAAATTTATTAATGTCTTCAGGTATATCAAATAATTCTTTACTAACTATATTACCAGTATTATCTACTGTATATATCCATCCTTTTTTTCCACACATCCACCCTTCAATAGTTGTTCTACCTAAAAGTATTCCTGCAGTTTCTGAACATTTATGTATGTATTTGTCAACTTCCAATGTTGGACCAAAATGTCTAACATGAGAATCCTGTAAAAGGTTTTGAAGGTAATTTGATTTATTTTCACCGACTAACCAAAGTTTTTTTCCTTGTTCTTTAGAATATCTTACTAAATCCTTTATTGTATTTTCTCTTAAATAATCAATAGACCCAACAAAGAGTATGTAATTTTCAGATTTTAAATTTTTATTATAGAATTTTGTTTCATCTATTGGGTTGTAAATAACATCAATCATGTCTTTAGATATATTAAAGTTATTAATCATATATTCTTTAATTTCGGGACGTATTGCAATATATCCTTTAATACTATCATGTTTTACAGGATTTTCTAACTCAATCACTTCAGAATGTATTGTTGATATTTTATCCACATTTGGATATAACATATTCATAATATCAACAATAGGTTTATGTTGACAATGAATAATATCAAAATGAGTCTCTGAAATTTTATAATAATTGTTAGGAACCGATGGTTTAGACCCATCCTGTGTCATTACAACCCATTGACCGTCACCTAATTTATAACCTGGTGTTTCTTTAATGTTTTTAACTTTAATCCCTAATTTAGTAGCCATTAAAACTAATGGTCCGTTGGTTTCAGATGCAACAATTGTTACATCACAGTTTTGGTTTACTAAATTTTTTGCAAGTTCAAAAACATACATCTCAGAACCTGTAAACTTTTGGAAAAATAAACATGATATTAATACATTTAACTTACTATCTTCAGTAAATTTTATTTTTTTAGGTAAAAAATCCGAATATTTTTCAACAAATAAGTTTCTATTTTCTTCCCACTTTTCATTTGTCATCCCAATAGATTTATGTGTTAATCTGATATTAGTTAAAACACCAATTTTCACATTCTCTAAAAAATTTTTAAAACAAAAATTAACATCATACATGTGAAACCCACTAACTGTTTCGTCAAAATTTGATTTAATTTTTTGTTTGTTAATTGAGATAAATACACCATCAACAACAACTACTTCTTTAATATCATTCCCTAATGAATTAGAATATTTTGACTCCCATTTTTTACCTTCAGATTCATGGTTTACTATACCATACATCTTTGACCTATCTTCCCACCACATTCCACTTGTTGGCATTTCTGTTGTACCGGCCATACCAAATATTCCATAATCAGGATTTTTATCAAATTGTTTAACTAATTTTGATACCCAATTATTTGTGTCAAAATAGATATCGTCATGACATAATACAATTATATCAAAATTAGATTCTGATATAATCTCGTTATAAACTTGTGAAAGATTTTTTTCACCATTATTAACTTTTTCAATAATTTGAACTTTGGGATGTCCCGAAGATTTTTTTAAATATTCTTGAAATTCAGGATTAGAATTTCTAGTACTGTATCCTATTGTTATCATTTTATTAACCAATTATAATCAACTTCTTTATTTTGTATATCTGAAAACCCAACAAGTTGGGTTGCTAATGTTGGGGTAAAACAATAAGACGGATATTTTTTTTGTAACTTAGAATAAACAACATCACTTTGGTCTGTAAAAGATTTTAGATTTGTTAAAATTTCATTAAAAATTATTTTTTTAAATCCTATCATGTGAGCAGAATAACTATGACTTAACTTTAAAACCATATTGTTAATTTTTTCAGGTTCTTCCCATCCTCCGTGAGTATTATGATTTGCCCCAAAATATAACATAACCCAATCTTCAGGAAGATGATTAAAATATTCATTTAATTTTAAAAAATTATCATTTATTAAACAATCATCTTCAAACAAAAGAATATTTTCATATCCATTGTCTATTGCATCCTCAAAAATTTTAATTGACGTTAATAATAAACCAATCTCACCCTTTAAAAATTTATTAGGATAATCGTTTTGATTAATTAAATTACCGTCAACCGCGTTTATTTTTTCTACTGAGTTTATTGAATATTTTTCGCATTGTTTTTTAAAAAAAATCCATCTATCAATTCTTTTATCAAGATTTATACAATATATTTTATCAAAATACTTTTCTAACATTAGATACCGGTACTTCCAAAACCATTAGAACCTCTTTCTTTTTGTTCTACGTTTTCAATTTTATTTAATGTTACAAATTTACCACTAACGACATTTGCTAACACCGCTTGAGCAACTTTCATACCTCGTTCAACAATAACTTGATGGTTATTAGTATTAAAAAGAATTATTTTAATCTCACCAATATATCCTTGGTCAATTGTGCCAGGACTATTTAACACCATTAATCCCTGATTAAGGGCTAAACCACTTTTAGACCTTATCTGTACCTCAAATCCTTCAGGTATATCTAAAACAATACCTGTTGGAACTAAATCTCTACCAAATGCAGGTATAGTAATTTGTTCAGTAGAATATAAGTCAAACCCACTATCAGATTCATAATTATAACTTAATAATCTTCCTTCTTTTGAAGAGTAGTTAAGGTCAACTTTATACACCATATTTTCCATTTCATCACCTAATTGTTCTAAAACCTCATTTGAGATTAACAACTCGTTTTCGTCTGTATTGGTTTCAGACATTTGTTTTAGAAAATTTTGTAATGTTTCTAATTCATCTTTAAAATTTAATTCTTTAATCATAAGTTAGTTAATTTAATTAAAACTTTTATCAATACTTCAACGTCCTTTTCACAATACTCTTGTATTTCTTGGTATTTGTTTTCATTCCAAAATGCGTTATGAACTTTATTACCTGTTACTTCCATGTTTTTAGGACTTTCAATACCTAATGATACACACATCAACTCTAACGAACTGATAGCTCCAAATTGACCGTACTGCCAAATTTCTTTGGTATCAATTGCTTTAATCTCCCATGGTTTGGTATCATAAGATGGAAGTATTGATGATGGTAAAATACCATTAACTAACATTCTTTTTGCCAATACAGGAATATCAAAATTCTTAAGGTTATGCCCACAAAGAATAAAACCTAATTTATCTACACGATTTAATAATGTGTTAGCGTCTTTGAGTAACGCTTTTTCATCTGAGTTAAAAAAACTTTGTTTCTTAACATCACCTTTTGGGTCAACAAATCCTACTGATACACAAACAATTTTTGAAAATTCAGGAACTAACGCCGCACGATTGACAAAAATTTGGTCTAAACTTAATTCACTATCTTCAGGGAACCTTTTTTTAAACCAATCTAAATAATTAATAAATTGGAAATGAAGTTCAGGATAATCCTTTTTGAAATTTTCATAGTTACTTGAAATACCGACAGTTTCAATGTCAATAAATAAGATTTTGTGTAATGGGTGCTTTATCATACGATTGATTTATAAAATTCTGCTCTTGTTTTTGTTACTACATCTAAACTGTATCGTTGTGAAACGTGTTCATATAATCTTTCTCCCATATCAATTCTCATATTTGGGTTCTGAACTAATTTCTTAACATATTTTGCCCAATCACTATGATTTCTTGCATCATCAACTAAAAGAGCGTTTCCATCTGTAAACTCACCATTTTTCATTGAGTGTTTTAAATCAATTGTATAAGGTCCATAATTGGTTGCAATTAACGCTTTCTTATAAAAACCTGCTTCAATAACTTTAAGTTGTGATTTTACCTTATTAAACATGTGTTGTTTAATCGGTGCCAAAGATATATCAAATTTTGAGTAGTTACGTGCATAAGATGTAACAGGTTTTGTCCATACTCTACGATATGGTAAATTCTTTTCATCTTCAAATGGTGTTTCAACAAATAATTCCAAATGATTTTTATATTCAGGTGAAATAATTGAATAATTATTTGTGAAAATCTTCTCATAGTCATACCATACTGTTTCGTGTGGTTTGATTGGCCTTTGTTTCTTCTCACCTGTTTGTTGATTAATTTCAGTCATCATACCACGAGTATCAAACCCACAAACTACATATTGTAATTTATCTTTGATATTAGATAGTTTTGAAACCATACCATCGAGTAACATCAAATCGTGTAAGTGTGATGAACCACCTAACCAACCAACTCTAACTAAATCAGATTCTTCTGTCGGCTCATTAAATTGTCCTTCTTTGGGGTCAATTGCGTTAGGAAAAATCACAACATTCTTGTTAAACTTACGAATTTCATCTGCAAATATTTCAGTTGTTGTTGTCACATATTTTGCAAGTTTTAAATTATTAACAATTTTTTCATGTATTTTTTCTTGAACAATCAACTGATGTAGCGGATGTTCTTTTCCTGGTAACCAATAATCATCAATATCTGCAATTGTTATAATACCCATTGCATTTAAAATAGGGATTACCTGAATGGATAAATCCATATCTTGGCCTAATGAACGGTGAAAATGAACAATTTGATAATTTTTAAAAAAATTTAAATCATTTAAATTTGGATTAAACTCAATATCAACATGGAAATCATCACCATATTTTGATTGTAAATGAGTGTGGGGGGTTATTGAACGAAATCTACCAACGCCAGTACCGTCAGAGGGTATGACTAAAACTTTAATTTTTTCTTTCATAATCTAAAAGATAATAATAACACATCTATAATTCAACTATAATAAAAAAAAAGTCCCCATAAAGGGGACAATAATTTAATATTTAAAATGTGTTACTGAACTTTTTTAATTTTTAAAATTTTACCTTCAAAAATGTGTTTACCAACTTTAATAGTCATAACCTCATTAGATTTTTGAGTTGACTCAACCATTAACCCATTTTCACTTAACACTTCTTCAACTGTTTCTCTAACAATTTTTTTGATGTCAGAGGCACTTATACCATAAGATGTTGAATTTGGTTGTTGTTTTTTATTCTCAACAACAATTTCTTTATTATTACCCATTAATCTTGCTGCTTTTTCAATAACCTCATTTGATAATGTTGGAGCGTATGATTGTGGTTGTTGTATTGGATGTTCCATCATTAATTGTTTAATCGCGTCGGGTAATTTTGAATTTCTAATTCTATCTTCAGTCATTACCGCAGGTTGGACTTTAGGTGTTTGTGGAGCTGAAGATAAAAATTCTTCAGGTATGTTGTAAGTTGCGGGTATTGGAGCTTCGTTATATTCTGTAGGAGAATACGACTCAGACATATTAGACCTACTTGGTTTTGGAACAATTCCTTTATCCATTTCGTTGTGTCTATCCATGATTTTTTTAGACATCATTAATTTTTCTATTAAACTATCCATTGTTTTCTAATTCAAATTTTGCACATATTTTTAGTCCTACCATACCCTTATCATCAGGATTGTAGAGTGGCCTTGGTTCTGTGAAATTTTCTAAAGGGTTAACAGAATAACTTCCCATTCTATCAACTCTAAATAACCTCCATCCTGGTAAAGGTTGTTCACCTTTTGAACCTGTATACGAGGCACCTTCACGGTCCCAAGCTCTGATTACCATATTACCTTTTTTTGATGTTCCGTAACAGAATGGTTCAATAACTCTTAAACCTTTTCCTGTAAAGTTTCCATCATCATCCCCGTCATAATAAATTGTTACCAAATTTTTATTTCTTATCGAGGAGGTAATATCATCAGTACTTGCTTCAACAATAACTTTTTTTAAAATATTGTAAAGTTTCATTACGCAGTTGGAATCGTGTAAGGTTTTTCTGGTTGGTATGAATTTATTTTAATTTCACTTTTTCTCTCAACATTATCGGTGATGTTACCACCGTTATAGATGTCTAAGAAACTACCTGTACCTTTACCTTGTAGGTCACCATCACCGATAGCATCTTTGTTTGTTGCTCCGTAGATGTTTTTGTCACCACCGTAGTTATTTCTGGTGATTAAATCTTTTCTAATTCTATCTGAAATCTCAGATAACTTATTAGATGGTTGTTGTGTGTCAACTGGTTCTTTTTCTGCTGCCATAATTTTAAAGTATTTGTCTCATTATTTCGTTTATTCTTTTTAAATTCTCAACCACCTCTTTATTATTTTCATATAACTTTGAATGTGGTTTATTTGTAATATTTCTTGGGTCACTCTTTTGATGTGCTGATAAATATTGGTTTTGCATACCTGAATCACTTGCATCTCTTTTTTGTCTATGAACACTTCCTCTATCTGAACTTAAATTTTGGGTGATAAATGATTTTAATGAACTTAAATCTTTACCCTCAAACTTATTGTTATCAATATCGTGAAGTATTTTTTTCATATTTTGATATGTTAGATAACCTTTGACAAAAATATTATTTATTGTAGTTTCATTTTTATGGTTTTCTAATGAACTCAAAACATCTTGTGGGACTTGGTATTGTTTCCCGTACATATCACTATTCATTTCTTCAATATTTTAACCAAGTCATTTATTTCAATACCTTCTTTATCTGCAATTTTCTTTATATTCTCCAAATTTTTCATTAGTAACTTACTAAGAGTATTTTTCTTTTTGCCGACTTCTTTGTCTGAACTTTTTTTACCTAAAACAATATCTTCAACCATGTCGACAACCTGTTGTTTTTTAATATTTTCAAGTTCTGATTTCTCAGAGATTGTCATTTTATCAATAAAACCTTTTTGGTCTTTAATTTTTTTAGGAACATTTTGTAATTTTCTTTTATGTCTTTTAACATCGGGTTCTTTACCTTGTTGTCTTGTTCTATTTGCCGCTTCGTCTTTATCTAAACCTAATTCTTTTACAAATGTTTTAAATGTTTCAGGGCCATTTTTGTCTTTTGTTTCTTCGTAACCAAATGCGTCTGAAAAATCTGTTTCATTAATTACTTCGTCTGTTTCTTCTTCACCCTCACCCCAATATACACGATATCCACGAGTAATAGGATTGTTTGTTTGTCTTGTTGCAACAACTTCTTGGTCCATTGTACTCTTTGGTGAAAGGTATGGATTATAGATTGGAATTTTGGAACTTAAAAAGGAACCATCGTAGTCAACTAATTCTCCTAACTCGTCTTTTTTCTTATTTAAAGTTTTTTTAACGTCGGAATTATTTTTTAATTTTTTTTCTTTTTGAATTTTTGAAATTGTTTTTTTAACTTCTTCTTTGTCTTTTTTATTAAATTTTACAATTTCGTCTTTTTTTCTGGCTTCAGTTAAAGTATTTGAAACACTAAAATAAACGGAAATACTATCTTTACCCTCTTTGATATAGAAGTAATATGGTGTACTAAAGTATTCTTTATTAAATTCCATTTGGTATTTTACATATAAATACTTTGATTTAACTATTTATCAATACAATGGCTCAACAGAATATAAATCAATACAATTTTAATAAATGGTATATTAAACCTGTCCCAAAAATTTTTGACATTTGTTTAGCATCAGATGAAAAAGATTATAACGAAGAGGTTGTATTTTCAACAAATCTTATTGGTTATAACGATGGTGATAGATTACCAATTTATTTTGATTTAAATAACAGTGATTCATCACAACAATTTACAATAACATATGGTCAATTTTTATCTGCTAATACATTAGTTTCTTTAAATTATTATAATCCTGAAAATGTAGATTTAAATTGTTTAACCGCTTCAACGTTATGTGATATTGGTTTAACAGGTATAGATAACGGTTTGGTACCACAAATGACTGGTGAGACAATTAATTATACTATGGGTTTGTTTACAGGTAGTAGTAAATGGAATAGGTATTATTACGATAGAAGACAAAAATTAATTAATATTACAGGATATACCAATCCACCTAATCAAAGATTTTCGGGGAATACAAAAGAAACGGTTTATAATATTGTAACCAAAACAGGTAATACTATTGGTGTATATAATCAACTATATGGTGGGTTTTATCAGGGATTTTTTAAGTTATTTGGTTATGACTATGAAACATTTCCAAATAGAACAAACGAAGGTTGGACTGTTGAAATGTTATTAAGAGCAAGACAGGAAGACCAATTTATCCCAACATCTGCTCAAACAACATTAAATTTAACATACCCTGAAAATGAAAATACTTTTTTTTACTTTGGGGCAAGAGCTGAAAATAAATTTTATCATCATGCCTCAGGTTCACCTGCCTCTGATAGTGGATATACAAGAGTTACTGGTGTTTTAGAAGGGTGTTTAAAAACTTGTGCGTGTTCAAATACAGGTGTTACAAATTCAAGATGTGTGGAAGTTTATGAACCTTTAGTTTATACTGCACAACACAACACTACTTGTGATTGTGGGTGTAATGCAACCACACAAGTCCCAAATAATGATAAAGACCCGTTATACGACTCAATGTCTAATTCGTTTTCTTTAAGACTATCTGGTGACCCTGCTAATCCAAAAGTTTGTGTTAAAGTTTTAACTTTTACTGGAGGTTGTGTAACAACGGGTACTTGTGCAACGACAGGTATTACGTATCAAACAGGGTATACGATTACAGAATATTGTTCATCCAATACAATTTTTAATTATTGTTCAACGGATAACCCTCTTTATTTAAATAAAGAACATTGGTTTTTGATTGACTGTGTATGGGAACGAAACACTTATTATGATACTTGTGATTTATATTACAGAGGTGGGTTAGGGTTGATTAGTGATACTGAGTATGTTGATAGTTTATCAAATAATAGTATATTACTTATTCAACCACCAATTACACATGAGGGTTCGGCTCCTGCTGAGCAAGTGGAAATTGTTAATCTTAATGAGAGATGGTTAATTGAAAGAGAAGATAGATTGGGTGTTTTAAAGATTTATGTTAACGGAAGATTATTTTATGTTATTAATGTGTTTGAAGAAATTATTCCAAGAGCGTTAAATACCGAAAAAGAAAAACAATTAGGTGTTCCTTTTAATATTTCTTGGGGTGGTGGAACACAAGGATTGAGAGAGAGTTTAACCTTTACAGGATGTCCAACATCTTTAACAGGTTTAACTTATATCCAAGACCCTGAGGTTATGCCAAATCAAACATTATCGGGGACATCACTGTCGGCGTTAACCACAAATATTTTAATTGAACCGACATTTGGAGGTTCTTTTGACGGGGCGATTTCTCAATTTAGAATGTATACTGAACCATTAAGTTATCCTGAAGTTATTCATAATTTTGATATCTTAAAAAATCCGTTTTTACTTTTTGACTATGGATGTCCTGATTGTAGTGATGATTTAATTAATGATATTACTTACGATAAGGAACAATCTCAGATAACTTTTTTCTCATCTGAATTTTCAGGATATAGTTACGATTTATATTACACACCTGAAGGTGGTTCATCAAGAACTTTTGTTGGGTCTTATAATAGTTTCCCAAACACAATAAATTTAACTTCATCACCAATATTTCCTGAAAATGGTTTTGGTACGTATTATTTTTATTTTGGAAATATTGACCAAACTATTGCTGTGGTTGTGAGTAGTTTGGATAGTGTTCTATTAATTTCTCCTGGTATTTTTCTATATGTGGGTAGTGGTGATAATTATTTAGTGGTATAAACTATATAATCGTAATATTTATTAAATAAAACAAAAATGCCAGGACAATACTTAAATCAACTAAGCGGTACAACATCTATTAGTGGTGATACTTTATTTTTAGTATACCAAAATGGTGAGACCTTTAATGTTACAAAAGACAATTTAGGTTTAGTAAGTACTACAGGTGGAACAATTAATGGAGGGTTGACTGCCAATACAATATCTGCAACAACTGTTTTTGTTGGTTCTTTAAATACTTCAGGTTCTTCGGTTTGTGTTGGTTCAAATGGTTTGTTACAAAAATATACTCCAACAGGTAGTATAATTGTTGTTGGTTCAGGAGATAATTCAACGGTTAGATGTGGGGTTGGTAATAATGCAAACGGTAATTGTTCAGTTGTAAGTGGAGGTTTTAATAACACATCAAATTGTAATACATCAACTATAAGTGGAGGTTTTAATAATATCTCAAGTGGTAATACGTCAACTATTGCCGGAGGGGCATGTAACACTGCAAGTGGTGCTTATTCATCTATTGGTGGGGGAATTTTTAATATTACAAGTAATGGACAGTCAACTGTAGGTGGTGGACGAGTAAACATTGCTAGTGGATACATATCAACTGTGAGTGGTGGTTATCGTAATACGGCAAGTAGTAATTATGCAACTGTGAGTGGTGGATATTGTAACATTGCAAGTGGTAATACATCAACAATTACCGGTGGTCGTAATAATACTGCCGGTGGAGCATGTTCATTCATTGGCGGAGGAAGATTAAATTGTGTGTCAGGTTTATTTTCATCTGTTTTAGGTGGAAGTGGTAATACTGTTTCAGGAGTATATTCCGCAGCAATAGGTTGTGGATTAAATGCTACTGCCGCTCGTACACTTTACACTAATAATATTATATCAACAACTATATCTGCAACAACCATATCGGCAACAACATATGTTAACTTACCAACATCAAACTCAACATTCTCAGGAGGGACTGTATCAGGAGCAACTAACTTTACAGGTGGATTGAGTGCAAATACATTTTCAGCGACAACTGCTACGATAAGAAAGATTACTGGTGGTTCAGGAAATACCAATTCAGGAACATATTCATTTATTGGTGGTGGTACTTCAAACTCAGCAACAGGTAAATGTAGTGTAGTAGGTGGAGGATATGGTAACACCGCAAGTGGTTATAGGTCAACTGTAGGTGGTGGAGGTAGTAACACCGCAAGTGGTTATATCTCAACCGTAGGTGGTGGAAGATGTAATACCGCAAGTGGTGATTACTCAACAGTAAGTGG